CATCGGAGGCGGTAACTATGGCTAAACGTATGCAAGACAAAGAGAGCATTGCCGGGATGTCCTGGCTGGTTCTGCTGATCATTGCTTGCTGGGGTGGACTTGTCCGCTACCTGATAGATGTGAAGCAGAGCAAGGCAACATGGAGCTTGATCAATGCTCTTGCCCAAATGGTGGTTTCAGGGTTTACCGGCGTTATTGCTGGCCTGGTGAGCATTGAAAGCGGACTGAGCATTTACATGATACTGGCCACTTCCGGGATTAGCGGGGCAATGGGTTCTGTTGCTTTGACCTATTTCTGGGAGCGCATTACCGGAGTTAAGGCGCCATGACAGCAGATCAGATTATCGAGGGCATCCTCGGTAAAGAAGGGGGTTACGTAAATAACCCGAATGATAAAGGCGGCCCTACGCGTTGGGGCATCACGCAGACTACCGCCCGCGCATATGGTTACGCAGGTGATATGAAGGCGTTACCACGGGAAACCGCCAAAGCCATTTACCTGTCGCAATACTGGACTGAACCGAAGTTCGACCGCATCGCCGAGCTGTCGCCAGCCATTGCACAGGAGTTGTGTGATACCGGCGTGAACATGGGGCCACGTGTCGCCAGTACATTCCTGCAGCGCTGGTTATCGGCGCTGAATATGCAGGGCAAGCTATATCCGGACCTGAAGCCGGACGGCGCGATCGGCAATATCACCATCGCCGCCCTGAAAAGTTATCTCGCTGTTCGTGGCAAAGATGGTGAAACCACACTGCTGAAGGGGCTGAATTGTAGCCAGGGCGCTCGCTATCTTGAGCTTGCTGAAGCTCGGGCGGCAAATGAAGATTTTCTCTATGGTTGGGTAAAGGAAAGAGTGGAGCTATGAACTATCTCATTAATCGACTGAAAGAGCCGTCCACCTGGCGCGGCATCATTCTTGTTGTTGCTGGCGTATTTGGTTATCAGTTGCCTCCGGGCATTCAGGAAACCGTCATCGCTGGCGGCGTAGCGTTGGCTGGCGTTGTTGGTGCGGTAATGCCGGACAGCGTTAAGAAGTAACGCGCCATGCTGATTCTCTTCATTCTCCTGTCGATTTGGCTCTGTCGACTACCGGAGAGGCCGGGCTGGCCAGAAGCCAGCCCATTCATCTCACAGCTGGCGCTCGTAACCGAGTATCCGGCACGCAGCAAGGGGCTGCGCTGAGATAAGAGCCCGCATTACAGAAGTCCTTCATTGAGGGGCTTCGATAATGCTTACCCGACAAGAAGCATAGATCTGGTGTCTACCAAAGAGGTGATCCACATCTTGACGGCTCGCAAAGACGAGAAGTGGCGGCGCAACTCTGAGAAGAAGTGGCAATGTCGCGTTTATAATATTCTGCAAATGTTATCTGAAAAGTGCCATTGGCAGAGTTTTATATAAGTTTAATGAATTGCCGGTTAAAAAATTACCCGGTAAGTATTCGAGAAACCCAGAGGAATGTTCTGTATGGCTCAAAATGAAGACCGCCGACCATTCCCCCCTGTCAACTTCACTGGCGAAAACTGGCTACCGTATACGCGGATTATCCCGGCCACTGAAATCGGAGAGTGGGTAAATCAGAACATCCTCTCCGAAGATGGGCGAATCCATAACCCTGACCATGCGCACTTGCTCGACGCTGATGTCGCGTTTATGTGGGCCTCTGGCTCATTCGCCAAAAGCGGGCGCATTGTGCTTGGTCAGTGTGAACAGGTAATGATGCGCGCCGGAGGCTGGCAGAAGTCCCGCATGGAGCAGCAGATGCATGAATGGTTCGGTCGCATACCGAAGTTCATCATCACCCTGGCTGCCGACTACTGCGAGCAATGCAACGATCTGGAGTTCTGCGCACTGGTTGAGCATGAGCTTTACCACATCGCCCAGGCTACCGATGACTATGGCGCGCCGAAGTTCAACAAAGAGACCGGTATGCCGGTACTCAAACTTCGCGGCCATGACGTCGAGGAGTTCGTTGGAGTGGTCCGGCGTTACGGTGCCAGCAAAGACGTGCAGGAAATGGTGGATGCGGCGAACAGGCCGGCGGAGGTTGCTCATATCGATGTTGCCAGGGCGTGCGGGACGTGCATGCTGAAACTGGCTTAATAACTGGACTGTACTGGACGGATGGTGAAACATGGCTGCACTAAAACCAGAAGTGAAAGCCTACATCATTCAGATGCTTGCGTGCTATGACACGCCTTCGCAGGTGGTCGAGGCCGTCCAGAAAGATTTCGGTATCGCCATAACCCGGCAGCAGGTCGAAACACACGATCCGACAAAGGTTAGCGGGAAGACTCTCGCCAAAAAATGGGTCGACATTTTTAACCTTACCCGCGACCGCTTTCTCAACGAAATTTCCGATATCCCGATCGCCAACAAAGCCTATCGTCTGCGCGTACTGCAGCGAATGTCGACGACTGCCGAAGGTATGAAAAACCTCGGCATGACAGCGCAGTTACTGGAGCAGGCGGCAAAAGAGGTTGGGGACGCCTACAGTAACAAGCAAAAGGTCGAGCTGACCGGTAAAGACGGCGGCCCGCTGAATCAGGTGACGTACACCGCTGAAGACTATGCGAAGGCCCAGCAGAAGCTGGAGGGAAGGTTAGAAGGGCTGGACTGATATGAGCGGAATTATCGAATGGGATGACCTGTCATTCCCGGAGCGCGTGATCATCCGTTCAAAGTCCACGAAGTCATTCCTGAACTTCACCCGAATATGGTTCGAACTGATTCAGGGCGATCGGCTGCTGGTTAACTGGCATCACCGCCTGATGGCTTCGAAAATTGATGATCTGCTTGCCGGGCAACTTGTCCCGCGAAATCTCATTATCAATATCCCGCCAGGCGGCACGAAAACTGAGTTCTTCTCCATCCACTTCCCGGCGTATGTCAACGCGCTGGTGCAGGAGAAGTGGCTTAAACGCTTTCGCAACCTGAATATCTCTTTTGCTGACACGCTGGTAAAGCGTAACAGCCGGCGTACCCGCGACATTATCGCCAGCCGCGAATATCAGGAATTCTGGCCATGCTCGTTTGGTGTCAACCAGGCGGAAGAGTGGGAGATAAAGGACGAACGAGGGCGCTCTATAGGGCAGACGGTATCGCGCTCAAGCAACGGGCAGATCACCGGTGGTCGTGGTGGCTACTACGGACCAGAGTTCTCCGGCATGGTAATGCTGGACGACTACAACAAGCCGGTTGACATGCTCAGCGAGTCCCGGCGCAAAAGCGCGAATACGCTGCTGGTAAACACCATTCGCTCACGCCGCGGCGATAAGTCAAAAGAGCACCCGACGCCATTTGTAAGCATTCAGCAGCGTCTGCACACCGACGACGCAACAGGCTTCATGCTTGCCGGCGGAATGGGCGTGCCGTTTCACCATGTCGCCATACCGGCCATGATCGACGAGAAGTACATCCAGTCGCTCGATGAGCCATGGCGCTCGCTTTGCTGGGAAACGGTCAAAGATACCGATTCTGTGGTCGTTGGTGGCGTTCGATACTGGTCCTACTGGCCGCAGATGGAGGACGTCAACGACCTCCTGCAACTGTGGGAAAAGGATCGCTATACCTTTCTGTCGCAATACCAGCAAAACCCGATGGCGCTGACTGGCGGGATTATCGACACCAGCTGGTTCAGAACGTACACCACGCTGCCGAAACTTACGCACCGTGCCGTGTACGTCGATACGAACAGCGGGAAGGTAGAGGACTGGCTGGATTACACCGTGTTTACGCTGGCTGGCATGGGCGTGGACGGGAATTTGTACATCATCGACGTCGTTCGCGGACGGTGGGACCCGGAAGACCTCCTGAAGAAAGCGGAAGAGGTTTGGGAAAAGTGGCGCCTGTCTGGCTCCATGCGGGTCATGCCGCTGCGTCATATGGCCATTGAAGAGAAGCAGGCAGGACAGGGCCTCATCACCACGCTGAAAAAACGTAGTCAGACCCCCGGGCAGCTCGCCATCCCGGTGAGGGAAATCCCGCGCGGCACCGGGCAGAACAAGCTCGTTCGCTGCCTTAACGTCATCCCCCAAATCAAAACCGGGAAAGTGTTTGTCCCCGCGACGCACACCGAAGACGGACAGAAGCTTTCCAGCATCTTCTACGAGGACGGCACGATCGCAGGCTCAACGGAGTGGGTGCTGACGGCGATGACGGAATGCGCTGCTTTCTCCGCTGATGACAGTCACGACAACGACGACATCCTCGATACCTGGATGGACGCAATCGACGACAACCTGATTTCCGGCCCGCAGCCGATGGTTATCGACCCGAATCAACTCAGGAGAATTTAAGTGTGGTGGTTTAAAAAGAAAGAAGTCGCCGCGCCTGAGCCGGCAAAAGAACCTGAAGCACCGAAGGTCGGGGTCAGGCCAGAGGCAGTTGCCGAAGTCCGCGCATTACCGAAAAGAGAGTTTCAGCGCTACGAGCCGCCGAAAGGGGTGATCCCCGAGGCTATCAAAAGCGCCATTCTGGCAATGGACTCCACGCCTTACGATGCTCTCAATGCTGCGTATGGCGGTTACGGCTACGGTGACTTTGATAGCTTCCCGGGCTATCCGTACCTGGCCACGCTGGCGCAAAAGCCTGAATATCGCAAGATGGTTGGCACCATCGCGGAAGAAATGACCCGCAAATGGATAAAGCTCAAAACTGTCGGCGATGAAGACAAGGCGGATCGGGTAAAACAGCTCGAAGAGGCCATGAAGCGGTTTAAGGTGCGCGAGCGCTTTAAAGAAGCCGCAGAGCATGACGGCTACTTCGGCGGTGGGCAGATTTATATCGATGTTCGTTCGCCACGGGGCATCTCCGCATGGATGGATGACAACGAGCTGCAATCGAAGCTCTTCATGAGCGACAAGAAGATCACGAAAGGCAGCCTGCAGGGGTTCAGGGTCATTGAGCCTATCTGGACCTATCCGGGGATTTATAACTCCGACAACCCGCTGAGCCCGGATTTCTACAAGCCGACGCAGTGGTTTGTCATGGGACGGACCGTACATGCAAGCCGGATGATTGATTTCGTCTCGCGGCAGGTTCCTGATCTGCTGAAAGCGTCGTATAACTTCCGCGGCCTGTCTCTTTCACAGATCGCCGAGCCTTACGTCAATAACTGGCTTCGTACCCGCGACAGCGTCAGCGACATGATCCACTCCTACTCGATACCGGTTTTCAGTACGGATATGAGCCAAATCCTGACAGGTGGCGCAGCGGATACCCTGATTTCTCGCCTGCAGATCATGAACCAGTGCCGAGATAACCGAGGGGCGTTCGCTGTCAATAACGATCCGAACAAACCGGAGACCGTGCAGTTTGTCAGCGCTCCTATAGCTGGCCTTGATGGGTTGCAAGCGCAGGCTTTTGAACAACTATGCGTACCATCAAGCGAGCCTCTCGTTAAATATGCAGGGATCACTCCAAGCGGCTTGAATGCATCTTCTGAAGGCGAAATCCGGGTTTTCTATGACTATATCCATGCCCTGCAGCAGGCTGTTTTTAAAGACAACCTGAAGCGTGTGATGGACATCATTCAGCTATCTGAGTTCGGGGACATTGACGAAGGCATAACCTTCGACTTTGAGCCGCTGTACGAAATGAGCGCTAAAGAGCGGGCGGAAATTCGCAAGCTTGACGCTGAAACGGATGCCGCTTATGTCAGTGCAGGCGTGCTATCCGGCAACGAAGTCCGTGAAAAAATTGCCGGTGACCCGGATTCGCCCTATCACTCTCTGGACCTGAATGATGACCTCGAAATCGAAGGCGACTACGACGAAGAGGAAGAGCCCACCGTGACAGCTAATGACTCGAATCAGATGAATGGGTATGCAAGTGTTAAGCCCGATGCAGAAACGGCGTCTGCCATATATTCGCACCTTGAATCTCTTGGCATAAATAATTTAATCGCCCCGAGTGACATGCATGTAACGCTCATGTACTCACGCAACAAGCCAATCACGGTAGATGCTGACCCTGTTAGGGTTTATGAGGCACAAATTAGTGGCGATATCGAAATTATGGGCAAGGAGCCTTGGCGAGCCTTGGTTATGCATCTTGAAAGCCCTGACCTGCAAAAGCGTTTTGCGGAGCTGAAGGCCTCTGGTGCAGAACATTCATACCCAGAATATCGCGCTCATCTTTCCATTAAATACAACCCCGAAAATGGCGACTTGCAAAAGCTGAAAGATACTCCGCTACCCATCAAGGTTATTCGTCTAGATGGAGAGGAGTTTAAGCCAATATAGGAATTCCTGATGACCGGAAAGAAAAAGCCAAAAACTATCCGGCCTATCAGGCCTAACGCTGGCGTCGAAGCATGGTACCGCCGACAGCTTGATAAGCAGGTGCAGGAAATGCAGGCATCTGTTGTCTACTGGCTGTCGGCAAACTATCGGGCCAGCGGCGCTGCTGTAGCCATGGATGAATCTCCAGCTGATGTTATGCGCAAGGCGATGAATAAGCTGGTGAAGCGCTGGAAGCGGCGGTTTGATGACATGGCGCAAAAGCTGGCCGACAGGTTCGCTAACGACGCCATGAAAAACGCGGATGCGTCACTGGCCACAGCCTTCAAAGATGCGGGGTTTACTGTCGAGTTCAAGATGACCTCGCAGATGAATAACGCTCTTCAGGCGACCATCGCTGAGAATGTCGGCCTTATCCGATCCATACCCGAGAAGTATTTCACTGAGGTGGAAGGTCTGGTTATGCGGTCGGTAGCGCGTGGGCGCGACCTGTCCTATCTCACCGATGAACTCCAGAAGCGATACGGGATTACCCGGCGCCGTGCGGCGTTCATTGCCCGAGATCAGAACAATAAGGCCACCTCAGTCGTTCAGTCTGCGCGACAGCAGGCGCTAGGCATTACCCAGGGTATATGGAAGCACTCCCATGCTGGCAAAGAGCCGCGACCATCCCACGTTAAAGCTGATGGAAAGGTGTTTGAGCTAAGCAAGGGAATGTATCTGGATGGTAAATGGGTGATGCCTGGAGAGGAAATCAATTGCCGTTGCACCTGGTCACCAGTAATACCAGGCCTATCGTAAATAATCAAAATCAATCAAGGTCGCTAAGGCGGCCTTTTTTATTGCCATAAGCGGGGAAGTCTATGGACGAACTCGAATCCTACTCGCTAGCCGAGGATGAGGATAAGTGGATAACCATAAATGGTTCCCACGTCAAAATTGATGAAAATGGAGATGTTGTTGCTGGCGCTGAAGGGAAGATTAATAGTAATAAAAATGAAAAGAAATCAGCCGGGGAAAAACTATCAGCCAATGAAAAGTCAGCCATTTCCAGTTACTCAGGTGACAATTTCTTAAAAATAAACTCAGATCTTCGTAAAGGTAAAGATGAAGACCCTGATGTGGCACGCATTGACTCCGCCATTGGCAAGGGAAGTTTAGAAGGTGGAACGCTTTACCGAGGAATGAGCAGGGAGGACGCAAAAAAACTGTTCCCAGGCGGAGATATTAAAAAAGGAATGGTTGTTTCAGACCCTGCTTTTCTTTCCACATCTAAAGAAAAAAAGATCGCCGGTATGTTCAGCATCGGCGGTGTAATGCTCCAAATAGAAACAAATAAAGGTGACAAGGGGCTGGATGTTACTGGTCTTTCCAGCAACAAGCATGAAGATGAAACATTACTTCCACGCAATGCAAAAATGGAAGTGATTGGAGTGCATCCCCCAAAATCACCGGGGCAGCCGGTGACAATAAAGGTCAGATACATAAGCGAGGAAAAGAGACCCGCAATGGACGGGATTACGGAAAGCCTGGCATTTGACCGCGCCTCTGTGCGCACCATCGACGCAAATGGCCGCCTTCAGATTTCACGAACGAATATCAGCAAGGCAAACGTCAACGGATACTACGGACGCGAGATACCAAGAAGCGAAGAGCTTGGGCTCGAACCAAACAAGCTTTACCGGCTTTGGCGCCACCCGGACGAGCTCCGGAAAGCAGCCAAAACCTTCAATAACATCCCCGTGCTCAGCAAGCACATCCCCGATTTTCCCACCGACCCACCCAATGAATTTCGTGTTGGCGTGACGCACTCCAATGCGGAGTTTGACGGCACGTATCTCACGGTTGGTATGTCGATCTGGGATAACAGCGCGATTGCTGGAATTGAGAGCGGAGAGCAGCGAGAGCTATCTGCATCGTACAAGTACGTCGCAGACATGACCCCGGGTGTCACTCCTGACGGCGAGCCTTATGACGGCGTTATGCGTGACATTTTCGGAAACCACGAAGCGCTGGTCCCTGACGGCCGCGCAGGGCCAGATGTACTGGTCGCAGATTCATTACCACCGGAGCTTAACCACATGCGTAAACATAAGGCAGAGGCGATCCGCGCCACCCTTAAGCCACTTCTGGCGCAGGATGCTGATCTGGAGGCAGAAGTCCGCAAAGCTCTTCTGGCTCTTGATGAGGCCGAAAAGAAAGACGAAAAAGAAAACAAACCCGCCGACGACGAAGACGACGACGAGAAGGATAAGAAAAAAACGGCGGACGATGAAGACGACGAAGAAGACAAGGACAAGAAGAAAACCGCCGAAGATGAAGACGATGAAGAAGACGACAAAGTCTCCAAAACGGCGATGGACTCTGCGATTCGTCTGGCAGCCGACAGCGCAACTAAAAAGGCTGCGGAAAACTTCCGGAAAATCCGTGAAGCAGAGCTGGTCGTCCGTCCGCTGATCGGCGACGTCGTTGCCATGGACTCAGCCGAAGATGTCTATCGCACCGCGCTTGAGCAAAGCGGTGTGGATATCGCCGGCGTTCACCCGTCCGCTTATCCGGCGATGGTCAAAATGGCGATCAGCCAGAAAGAAAATTCACGCCCTGTCATTGCGCAGGATTCCGCTTCCGTCAGTGAGTTCGAAAAAGCATTCCCGACCGCTGGCAAACTGAAACGAGGTTAACATGGCAGGTTTTCAGACACGAATTAACCAGTATCCGGCCCCCGGTGTCGAAGGGGCCTTTGCTGGCACCAACCCTCACGCGACCTATCAGGCTGGCGAGGGCGCTCTGGTTGCTGGCAATGACGGCCTGACTGTCGGCCGCTTTGCCTGGGATGTTGACGGTGTGGCTTCCAATGCCGGTAGCGGTGTTCCGTCTGGCTTTGTCCATCGTGATGGTCAGGCCTCGATCACCGTTTGGCTGGGTCAGGCATCCATGCTTATCCAGCCCGGTCGTGAAATCACCCTGATGGTAGCCGGTGACTTCTGGGCCAAAACGTCAACCGCTGCCACCCGGGGGCAGAAGGTTTTTGCATCCCTGACCACCGGTGAGGTGCAAGTCGCCGCAGCCGGCGCAACCGTGTCCGGTTTTATCGAGACCGCATTCTATGCCGCAAGCGATTGTGACGCTGGCGAGCTGGTCAAAATCAGCACCTGGAGCAAGTAATGAACGAATTTCAGCGACACTACGCCGCAGCCAGCGGGAAATATGGCATTGTGCTGCCCGGCGCGAAGGACTACCTGAAGCCGGAGTTTGCGGAGAATTTCGCGCTGGCGATGGATGCCCAGCCGCAAATGGTTACTGCGAATAACGCCGGTATCCCGGCCTACTTCACTAACTACGTCGATCCGGAACTTATCCGCGTTCTCGTAACGCCGATGAAGGCCGCAGAGATTATCGGTGAAGTGAAAAAAGGCGACTGGACTACGCTGACCTCGCAGTTCCCGATCGTCGAGTCGACTGGTGAAACCAGCGCTTACGGCGACTTCAACAACAACGGCATGACGTCCGCCAACGTCAACTGGGTGCCACGCCAGTCGTTCCACTATCAGACTCACACCCGCTGGGGTGAGCGCGAGCTGGACATGTACGGAGCCGGGCGTATCGGCTATGCCGCAGAGCTCAACGTGGCCTCTGCGCTTGTGCTGAACAAGTTCCAGAACAAGTCCTACTTCTACGGCATCGCCGGGCTGGAAAACCACGGTCTGCTCAACGATCCGTCGCTGAGCGCTCCGGTGACGCCGGCGGCGACTGGTTCCGGCGGGAGCGTTACCTGGGCAACGAAAGACGGGCAAGCTGTATATGACGACATTTCCGGTCGCCTCTATAAGCAGCTGGTCTCTCAGACCAAAGGCCTCGTAGAGCGCACCGATCGCATGGTTCTCGGCATGTCGCCGGAAATGGAAGTCAACCTGACCAAGACGAACCAGTACAACGTGAACGTCACCGATCAGCTGAAGAAAAACTTCCCGAACATGCGTATCGAAACCGCTGTTGAATACAGCACCGACGCGGGCGAGCTTGTGCAGCTGATTGTTGAGCGTCTGGGTGAGCAGGACACCGCTTACGCAGCATTCACCGAGAAGATGCGCGCCCACGCTGTCGTGGTGGAAGAGTCTTCCTGGCGTCAGAAAAAATCTGGTGGCACCTGGGGTGCAATCATTCGTCAACCGCTGGGTATTGCCAGCATGATCGGGGTGTAACATGGCCGAAACAGTAACTGTAGGATGCAAACTGCCGAACGGCCTGATCCTGGAGCAGGGCGGGTACAAAGTGGAGCTTAACGGCTCCAACTCCTCTATCGTTGTCGGCGGCTACGGCCTGACCGAAAACGTAGACAAGGAAGCCTTTGAGGCGTGGCTGGCAGTACATGCTGATCAGCCATACGTTCTTAAAGAGCTGGTGTTTGCCCAGGCGAAAACCAGCAGCGCCCAGGCGAAAGCGAATGAAAACGCTTCGGAGAAAACCGGTCTGGAAGGTCTGGATCAGAACAATCCGGCCCCGGGCATTGAGAAGGCGGACAAAAAATAATGGCGATCGTTGTCTTTGATGTTGCCGCATTTCGTGAGCGTTATCCGGAGTTCGATGCCGTAAGTGAAACGCTGCTTAATGCGTACTTCACGGAGGCAACGATTTACCTGAATAACACGGACAGCAGCCCGGTAAAAGATATCTCTATCCGGGCTCTTTTCCTGAATATGCTGGTTGCGCACATTGCTGCGCTGAATTCAGGCGTAAACGGCGAAAAGGCTTCTGGTCTGGTTGGTCGTGTGGCAAGCGCATCGGAGGGTTCAGTGTCAGTATCAGCTGACGCAGGACCCTCAAGCGAAAGCTCCTGGTGGTATAAGCAGACCACTTACGGTTCAGCTTACTGGGAGGCTACTAAGCCTTACAGAACCGGGTTTTATGTCCCTGGCTCATCCCCTTCTATGTACCCGGGGCATTACAACCGCCGTTCATTCATCCGGAGGTAGCTATGGATGGAATGTCAGGCGGCGACAAGCTGATGGAGCACCTGAAGTCGATCGCAAAGGGGCTGTCCTCTGGCGATGATTTAAAGGTTGGTTTCCTTGAGGGGGCTAGGTACCCCGACGGGACGGCGGTAGCGCTTGTGGCGGCCACCAACGAATTCGGCGGTACGGTAAAAATCCCGGCGCATACCAGGGATTTGAACTTTTACGTTCGCCGCGACGGCGTTTCGCGCTTCGCAAAGCCATCGAAGGCCAATTTCGCGCAGTCAGTAATGATACCCGAGCATATCGTTACGATCCCATCCCGACCGTACTTCAGGAAGACCATTTCCGAACATGGGCCGGAGTGGGGCGGGGAACTTGGGAAACTCATGAAGGCCAACGATTTTGACGCCAGAAAAAGCCTGGCTCTGATGGGGGAGCGGATTAAGGGGCAGATTCAGTCGTCAATCATCGCCTTTTCTGAACCGCCGAACGCAAAAAGCACGGTCGACAAAAAAGGGTTTAATGACCCGTTAATCGACTCCGCTCACATGCTGAACTCGGTCGACTACGAGGTGAAAGAGTGAATCTGCATTCCATAGTGCGCAGCGCCATTAGCGCGGTCAATCCTCGCGTCGAAGCGCAAATTTATCGCTCATCCGGGCCCGTCAAAAACCCAGATTATTCGACCTCGCCTGGTTTCGATCCGCCAGTGACGATGATGGTGCAGAAGCAGGCGTTAAGTCAGGAAGATATCAGACACATGGATAACATGAATATCCAGGGTGTACTGGTCAGCATCTGGACGGATGGCAACTGGTGCGGGATTAACAGGGATCGGCAGCAGGGTGGGGATAAGTTCGTTATCGGCAATGAAACATGGCTGGTTGTGGCTGTTCCTGAAGTCTGGCCGGACTGGACGAGGGTTATCGCATGTCAACAATTGACGTAGGCCTGCAGGTCACTGAAAGCGATCTGTTTAAGGCGACCGGCGATTTCCTTTCAGCTCTTTTCCCGGACGCAGAAGTCACGCAGACACAGCAAAACCAAACCCCAATGCCGAAAGGCGGTTTCATTACCATGACTCCGCTTTTTTTGACTGACCTCTCAACCAGTGCTGTTGATTACGAGTATGACGGCGTCAGTGATTACGGGCGGGCAGAACTTCGCCGCGTTGATGAATGGCAGTGTCAGCTCGATTTCTACGGGGATCAGGCGCAAAACAATGCCACCATCTTTTCGCGCATCGCACGCTCTGAATTCGCATGCACCTGGTTCAGGGAAAATGCGAATGTCCTGGTGCCGCTTTATTCCGGCCCACCGCGGCAAACCTCGATGATCAACGGCGAGAAACAGTGGGAATCCCGCTGGACGCTTGAATTCCACGCAAACCCGCTGATTGTCGTCAGCGTTCCTCAGCAGTTTATGACAGGCGCAGATGTGATATCGCAGCCGGTCGACGTGAGATTTCCTCCGGAGAAATAATAAATGGCAATTTCGCTATCAAAAATCGCCCAGATGCTTCCCGGCGTACTGAAGGCGACAGGGACGGCTATTGATCTCAATGGCCTGTTCCTGACCGACAGCGCATACGCGCCGGTTGGTGCAGTACCCTCATTTTCCAGTGCGGATGAGGTAAAGGCGTACTTCGGCAGCGCGTCGATTGAGTACACCGCCGCGGTGCTGTATTTCGCCGCCTTCAACGGCAAAACGCAGATGCCCGGCAAGCTGTATTTTAGCCGATTCAATACTGCGGCAGTGGCTGCATTCCTTCGTTCCGGATCGCATGCCGCGACCACGCTGGCACAGCTCAAGTTGCTGAACGGCACGCTGACTCTGACCGTCGACGGTACGGAGGAGACTTCAGCGGCTATCAACCTCAGCGGCGTGACCAGTTTTGATAACGCGGCAGAGCTGATTGAAACCGGTATTGGCTCCTCGGTTGTGGTGACCTGGGATAGCGTGCTGAAGAAATTTATCATCACCTCTGCCACCACCGGCTCAGAGAGTTCGATCACCTTCGCCGATGACGGCACACTGGCCGCTGGCCTCAAGCTTACCGAGGCGACTGGCGCGGTAATTTCCCAGGGCGCTGCGCCGGCAGTAGTTGACGATATCTTTACTGCCATTCTTGCCAAAGAGCAGGACTGGGTAACATTCTCCACGACGTTCGCTGTAACCAAAGACCAGGCTAATGCGTTTGCGCTCTGGGCAAACAGCCAGAACCACCGCTTTGCCTATGTCCCATGGGACGCATCAGGAACGGCAATCGTGGCGGGCAGCTCGAATGCACTGGTGTATGACATCATCAACACCTACGCCTACAACGATACCTGCCCCGTGTATGGTTACCCGAACCACGCAGCAAACGCGATGGGGTTTGTGGCCGCGCTGAACTTCACGCAGGCCAATGGGCGCTGTTCGCTGAATGGCCGTCAGGTGTCCGGCCTGTTGCCGATGATCAGTAACGATACTGATTACGAGGCTGCCAAGGCTAACGGCTATAACTTCTACGGCAACTATGCCTCGAATGCCGTCGAAACCAATCAGTGGGCGCCCGGCTCTATTACCGGTGATTATGCCTGGCTTGACGCCTGGGCGGGTCAGGTATGGGTGAATGCTCAGCTGCAGGCGGCTCTTGTTGTGCTGTTCCAGCAGGCGAGCAATCTGCCCTTCGCGGCTGCCGGAAAAGCTCGCATTGAGTCGTGCATGAAGCCGACCATTGAGCAATTCAGGACGTGGGGCGGTATGACGGCGGGCACCGATCTTGACCAGTCGCAGATCGACCAGATTAACGCCATCACTGGCGTTGATGTTACGGATTCGCTTCTGGCCGAAGGGTATTACGTCTACATCGGTCCGTTCACCCCAGCAATGCGCGCCGCGCGTACCAAGCCAACGGTTTACTTCTGGTACACCGACGGCGGGATCATCCAGGGTATCACCGTTAACAGCGTGGAGGTACAGTAATGCCCGGTCAAAATATTACGGCGGCTGACGCCATCATCGAGCTGGTAATCGCTGAGCTCTACCCATCCGGTTTTAACCTGGAACAGTTCGAAGCGCAAAACATCTTCGAAATGGGTGATACCGACACGGCAGAGTACCAGCGTACTGCTGACGGGAAACTGCTGGGTGGTTTTGTTTATGGTGATCTGCCGTGGACTTTCCATCTGGCGGCATCATCCCCGTCGATTAAGTACATCGACAACTGGCAAACCACGCAGATGACCACGCGGTCTGTGCTGCGTGTTAATGGGACGGTGATCCTGCCGTCGCTGGGTAAAAAGTACATCATGACCAACGGTATCCTGCAGCGCGCGCGCCGTATGCCGTCTGCTGGTCGTGTTCTTCAGCCGGTAACTGGACTCATCCAGTGGGAAACTGTCACCCCAGCAGAGTACTCAGCGTAAACAATCAGCCCGGCTAAGCCCGGGCTTTTTTTATTCCTGCAATTCACCGCGCATCTCACGCGCATTTCACACAGAACCTTTCAGGATGACCCTTGAGGATACCGGCTGGCTGTCGGTGCCTTTCTGTGGGCCGGATTCCTGTGAGACAAGGTTCATCACTAAAAGGTAATTACCGATGCAATACCCAACTGTTATTAACGGTTTCGATTTTCGAGAGCTGATTTTTCTCTCTGGCACAGAGTCTGCGACCGATACATTTAAAGTCGCGAAGGCGTTCAGGAAAGAACACAAGGACGTTATGAGGAAAACCAGGAAGGTAATCAGTTCATGTTCGCCAGATTTTGCAGAGCGCAATTTTACGCTTTGCCATGAAAACAATGAGTTACAGAACGGAAAGCCTCAACCTTTCTACAAAATGACTCGCAACGGATGGACTATGCTGGTCTTCAGCTTTACCGGTGCTGCCGCCTTTGCATTTAAGGAAGCATACATTGCCGCTTTTGACTGGATGGCCGATATGATTGCGCAAGGGACGCGAAATTTAGAGTCTGAGCGTAATGCCGTCATGCTGGAGTTCATGAAAGAGAAGGATGTCGCCAGTATGTCGGGTCGCCTGCTACGACGCTGGGGAAAAGAGAAGAAGCCGCAGTTACTTTCACGCATTGAGCAATTGGAAAAGCAAGGTCAGTTGGCATTGCCAGGATTTCCTGGTGCGCTTGTCGAATCATGAAACCCACAGTTCAGTGGTTTTTGAATGGCCCACTCTGGTGGGCTTTTTTATTGCCAGATAACTCATTCAGGAAACAAAAATGGCTCGTAAAAGCATCGTATTTACGGTTGAGGCAGATAACCGTGACAAGGGTAAGCAGTTCAAAATAACCGAAATGCCGGCGAGAAAGGCCGAAGAGTGGGCGATCCGCCTGGCGTGCGCTGTGATTGGCGCCGGGGTTACCGTTCCCGACAATATGATGGCGGCCATCGGTGCCGCGGTTGCTCCGGCCCCGGCCGAGGATAATGCAGAAGCACGCGAGCTGTACGAAAGCGTGATGGCCAGCGGTATGGCCGGTCTCGCTCAGTGGGGTATCACTTCACTGGCTAAAGTCCCGTTCGCACAGTCAAAGCCTCTGCTTGATGAGCTGCTTGGCTGCGTGAAATTCCTCGGCGGCAATGGTATCGAAACAGCGCTTGTTGACGAAGGTCAGATCGAAGAAATCAGCACCTGGTCGCGCCTGAAAATCGAAGCCTTCAAACTCCATATCGCTTTTGTAGCAGCCACCGCAAGCTAGAAATCCCCTTATCCGTCCCGGAAGACTCAGATCGTGGCTTCATTCAGTACGAGAACGTGCCGCGCAGTATCGCCGCGGTGATCTCCGGGAAAATGGCGACACTCCACGAACTGGACACGGTATACAGCGTCCAGGATATGTGGTGGCTGATTGAAATAATGACCGTGGATAACACCAACAGAGCCATAGCAGCGGAGAGTGATCATGGCAGCAACGGTAATTGACGCCCTCCTGGTGACGCTGGGCCTTGATACTTCTCAGTTCCGCAAAGGCCAGCAGGAAGTCAGTGACGACCTGAAAAAGCAGCGCGAGGACGCCAAAAACACCGCCAAAGAAATGGCAGAGCAGGGCAAGAAAGCTGCTTCGTTCTTCAGCAGCATAAAGACGGAACTTCTGGCACTTACTGGCGTTACCGTCACGGCCGGCGGCCTGATGAGCTTTGTGAAAAGCACCACCTCCGGACTGATGGAGTTGTCCATTCAGGCTAAATCGCTGGGGATGACAGCCAAAGAGCTTGACGGCGTGGGTAAGGCGGCAGAGGCGGCCGGTAGTTCTGTCGAGAAAATAAGTGCAGCATTGCAGGGATTTCAGAATGCAAAGCAACTGGCCAAGGTCGGAGTGTACGATACGCCAGTGCAGGAAGCAGCAATCCGGCTTAATTCACTGACCCATGATTCTTTCAACATCAGGGACGACTCAGCACAAACCACGTTCAGGAAAATACTGGAGTCGGCAAGGAAGGTTACCGATCCAGATATCCGCCGTCAGATTCTTCAGTTGGTTGGTATTGATGACGCTATCAACCAGCGCAATCAGGAAGGAAAATTCCTAACTGATGTTGACCGGCTGACTAAAAGCTCCGGCATTACAGATGCCTCAACCAAAGGCGCAAAGGAATTTACAGCCGCATGGGCGGAGCTGGGGCAAAATCTCGACACGGTAAAAAACCAGATTTACGTGGGATTGATACCAACCATTCGCGATCTGAATGGCCTCCTCATTGAGTGGTCGTCTGGTAACGCAAAATCCTCTTCATTCTTCAAAGAGCTGAAGCGGGACATTAACGACATTACTGGTATTGACCTTGGTAGCTGGACGCTATCAGGCGATCTGCGCAACCTCAAAGATAACTTTTCCATGCTCGGAAAAGTGCTAAACCACCTGGGTAACGCTTTAAACGAGCTCAATAACGGCAACTTCTCCAAGGCTGCCGATGAGTTTAAAAAGGCGTGGTACGGCACTGAAGACGGAAAGCCTACCGGTAATGATGCGCTGCCCGGAGTGACCAGGGCAGCCGAGCAGGCGCTGAAGAAAAACGGCGGCACACTGGATTTTAAACCTGATCAGGACTCTGCGTATCTAAGCCCGCAGCAGCAGGCAACGCAAAAAATGCTTGATGCTGTTAAGTTTCAGCCACTTCCTGAACAGCGTCGGCAGCAGCAGGATGAAAGAGACTACTGGGAAAGCACCAAAAATCTCCTTTCAAAAATCGCTGACGCCCTGATCTCTCCAGCTGGCGCGGCAACAATGCAGCCAGATACCTCGGGATACCAGTCAAACGTCCCGCTTAACGCGCAGGCCGCTCGCCTTGGCGCCAAAGGAAAGGCATTTCTTCAGGCGATGGCTGGCGAATTCGGGGCGCTGGAAGGTAAATATGGACTCCCCGCCCGGCTGCTGTCTTCGGTGGCTGGTACTGAATCAGGTGGCGACCCGTTCGCAGTATCCCCTAAAGGGGCGAAAGGCCCATTCCAGTTTATGGATGGAACTGCCAGAGACTTGGGTTTGAAGGGGATGGACGTTTATGACCCCCACAAGTCAGCTGATGCCGCTGCAAGATACCTGCGCTATCTGCTGGATGCTACCGGTGGCGACCTGGAAAAAACTCTTGCCTCCTATAACTGGGGGCTCGGAAACGTCCAGAAGAAAGGCATGGGTAACCTGCCGTCGGAAACTCGCAATTACGTCCCTAAAGTCATGGCCGGAATGCGCCCTGGCGCCGGGATGGCCGTAGACCGCGCAATGCCCGGACAGTCCGGTGCGACTTATCAGTTTTATGGCACCAAAATCACCACCCAGGCCCAGAACGTGGAACAGCTTACCAGCGACATCAAAAAGCACGGCGACAACCGTGTCATGCTTTTGGCTGGCTACTCAGGACAATAACTCATGTCGTTTTCTCTGAATGTCTCGACAGTGCTATCCGCCATTCAGGGAGGAAGCCTGTTATCCGTCCTTAACAGCGCCCTGTCGCCAACTTACCGGATCACCTATAACACCGTTGACGAGTCGCTTTTGACGGCTGCAGCCGGGCAGGAGGTTTTCTCCCCGTCCGGCTGGGTTAGTGTTGATCGCTACGGTGATGCAGCGGTGACTAAGGGGCCGGTAGAAAAGGGGCGGTACACGTCCTACAACAAAGTGAAACAGCCGTCTGAACTCAGGATCATTTTTGCCCTTGAAGGGTGGACGGCTTTTTCCGGGTCCCTGCCCAACCTGACCAACTTCTCCCTGCTGAGCCGGAACAATTTCATTCAGAAACTGGATGAGATGAAAAACACGGCCAGCACCTACAACATCGAGACACCTGATACGGTGTATTACAGCTACGATCTGACCCATTTTGATTACTTTGTGGGGTCGTATCGTGGGCAGACGTTGTTGATGGCGAACTGCACTTTCGAGGAGATCATGGACGGCGGGGAGGTCATGCTTTCAAACGCTGTAATTGAAGGCCCACCGACCAGCAACGCGAAAACCAACAATGGCACCGCAGCCTCAACGCAGGTGATCACCGGGGCAACGAAAGAGGTGACATTGAGCGATGTCAAGAATGCCTGGTCAAGCGCCGATACAACCTTATCAGACGCTCTCCAGACGACAGGGGCAGCGATTGTATCTAACGTTAACTCGGCGGCCGAGTCAGTCTCTAAGACGTGGGACAGCTCTTCTACTGCAGTTTCTAAGCAGATAAAAAGCACCGTCTCCGACTTTCTGGAAAAGGTGATGTGACATGCAGGAAATTAGCTTATCGCCGTCACTATCCCAAAAGGTGTATGTCACGCTTGGCGGCCAGAACTGCGCTATCAAGTTGCATCAGCGATCAACCGGGTTTTACGCCGATCTGTATGTCGATGACAAGCCGATATTTCAGGGTGTTCTCTGCCTGAACTGCGTTTACCTGGTTCGGTATAAATATCTGGGTTTCAGTGGCGATCTGGTTTTCGTTGACTCGAAAGGCACAGCCGATCCGTATTACGACGAAATAGGCACCAGATTCAAGCTGTATTATGCGACGAGCAGTGAGGTAGGCAGATGAGTTACAAGGAGAGAGAGCTTACTGTATCGTTCACGCTGGCCAATGGAACTTTTGATGGCGATACTGGTGACACCCTGACTGTTAAGGGGTTCAAGTGTGAAGCGGCTATATCTGCCTTTGGCGGCGCTACCGGAACCATTCTTGAACTTAGCCTCTGGGGACTTTCCCTGGAAAACATGTCCAAGCTGACGACAAACGCGCAAAAGATAATCGCGTATGCACAGAATTCAATCGTCGTTTATGCCGGTGATACCCGTGTTTTTTCCGGGTCAATAACATCTGCCAGGATTAACCTGAACCAGATGCCGGATGCCCCGATTGAGATAACTGCGGCGGCAGCCGGAAGGGAGCGCCTGATCCCATGTGAGCCAACGTCCATTCGTGGCGATGCTGATGTGGCTGATATGATTCGTGCTCTTGCCTTTAAAGTTGGTTTAAAGTTCATTAACGTGGACGTCAAGGCTACCCATCGAAATCCATATTTCGATGACAACGCTATAATGCAAATATTAAAAATTGCGGCAGCGCATAACATATCTGTTGATATAGATTTTGGCACTGTCACAATTTACACAGGTAAAACACCGTCGGATTCAGTTGTTCCGTATATTTCTCCAGCCACTGGGCTTATTGGTTATCCAATATTTTATGAGATGGGGATTAACTTTAGGTGCATTTATTCACCGGCGCTAAAATTGAACACTAAGATCATTCTTGAAACAGAGCTTCCACATGCTAGCGGAGAGTGGGTGGTACAAGCGGGAACAACCCACTACTTGTCTTGTAAGGTACCTGGTGGACTTTGGGAGACATTTGTTGTGGCGTCTCCTGCATCTGTCATCGGCGGGGATAGCAATGGTAACTAACCAAAAAGCTTCTGACATCTCCTGTCAGGGGAATGCGATCTTGTCGCTTATAGCCTCGGCATCAAAGGGCAATGTTTTTGCTGATATTGTTCTGGTTAAAGATGTTGGTGATGGCGTTATGACTGTGCTCCCTCTTGTGAGCGGGGCGAACGTATCCGGTGGGGAGATTAAATGTCAGGAGGTATATGACATTCCATTCATTCGGTATCAGGCAGGTAATAGCGCTGTAAAAATGACTCCCCGCATCGGTGATATTGGTCTGGTAATCGCCTGTGACAAAGACACAACCAATGTCAGAGCATCAAGGCAAAGCGGTCCGCCACCAACTCAGCGCAGGCACTCGTATTCAGATGCCGTTTACATCACGGCTATCGCTAGCCTGAACGGCGATCCTACTGAGTACGCAGAGTTTACCGGCAGCGGCATAAACATCAAAAGCCCCGGCGTGGTTAACATCAATGGCCTGAAGATACTCGCGAACGGGAAATTGCAGTTGGTTGATGGTTCAATCGTTGATGGGCACGACCACGGCGGGGTAGAATCTGGAGGAAGCCGCACAAATCCTCTGGAGCCGTAACAATGATAAAAAAGTCTTTTCTTCTCATGATTTCGTTTTCTTTGGCGGGATGTGCAATGTCGCCAGCGGAATATATTAATTATCAAAAATCAAATAACTTCGATAAGGCAAAATTTTCCACGAACTCTGGAGGCCTGCAGTCCGTTTCTGATTTGCGAGAAATTTATAGAAATGTGACTGGTAAAAATCTTCCTGATCAAGATACAAGCGATTGTAGGAAAGATAATAAATGCTATTTCAATAGGTACAATGACCTATTTCACGACTTGATGTATCAGCGGCAGATAGAGCAGCAGAAAAAAGAAAATGAAGAATTAGCCAAGCAAAAAGAAGCTGAGTGTCAGGCTAGTAAAGAGTGCATGGCCAAGCGTGAGATCGATTCCGCATCTTACACTTTAAATAATGTCTACTATTCTCTAATGGCCCGATATCCATACCAGCAGGCTGATTCTGACGCTGGGGTAAGGCGTATGTGCCGGGCGGCAGGCGAGGCTGAGAGATCTGGCGTTTCTTTGGAATTGATGAAACAGAATATCAGCCTAACAGAAGGAATTGGCCCTGAAATGCGATACCAGATAATCCAGGTTGCTGAGGCTTGCTGGAAAATGAGCAAGTACGGTATTGCGGACGGCACCACGCAGATCAAATCAATGTATTAACACAACCACTTAACCTTATGTTTTTCAAACCTCGCTTCGGCGGGGTTTTTTTATGGGCGAAATCCATGAAAACAATCTCTCTCAAACTCGATCCCGAAACCTGGGACCTTGTCCTTGATGAGCTGGGTAATATCGCCACGGTAGAAAACCCCTACGCCTGCGCTCAGGACGTAGCGACGGCATGCCTGGCTATACGCGGCGAATGCATTTACGAAAAAGACACCGGCGTTAATTACAAAGAGCTGCTGAACGTTAAGGCTAGCACTGGCGCCATGGCGGCCGCGCTTCAGGTTGAAGCGTTGCGAATGAGCTATATCGCGCGCGCTGAGCCGACGCTGATTAACAACCGAGATACGCGCCGCACTACCGGCGTTATTGCGATCGTGGATACCAACGGCCTGGATTCCAGCGTCACCCTGTGAGGAAAAAATGACGACAATCTCTACGGCGGTACCGGCCGTGACCTTTTCCACCACTGGCCTTGATGTTCCAGATGAGGGAGACATTCTTGCCGGGCGTATAGCAGATATTGGTTCTGCATTCGGGACGGCGATGAGCATGAACCTCAAGACGCCGCAGGGGCAACTGGCTGTCACTGATACTGCAATCATCGCTGACAAAAACGATCAGCTTCTGGCTATCGTCAACAACATGAACCCGGACTTTTCTTCCGGCAGATTTCAGGATGGCATCGGCAGGATTTACTTCCTCGACCGCATTGCTGCGGCGGGCACGGTTGTAACGGCCACATGCTCCGGCGTGCCGGGAACGGTAATTCCCGCACAGTCCTATGCAACCGACGATAACGGCTATATGTACGTGTCTTTGGCGGCCGGAACGATAGGCGCAGACGGGACGGTAAAAATCGAGTTCCAGAACCTGACTACCGGGCCGATAGCCTGCCCAATCGGGACGCTGACAAACATCTATGTTGCGGTAAGTGGCTGGTCGAGCATTACCAACGAGACCGCAGGCGTTCCGGGATCAAATGTGGAAGGGCGATCTGCCTTTGAGTATCGGCGCCGTCAGTCGGTAGCGCGTAACGCCTTCAACACGGCAGCTGCTGTGCGGGCTGCTGTCCTGGAAGTCGACGGGGTGCTTGATGTTTATGTGATCGACAACAAAGAGCCGACTTCCGTCGAGAAAGGTTCCACGAATTACACGCTGCTGGCCAGCTCGATTTATATCGGGGTTTATGGCGGAGCAGTGGCTGACATTGCAGCGGCCATCAATAAAAAACTTCCCCCGGGCACCGTTATGAACGGTGACACCACTGGGACCGTGCAGGATACCGAAAATTATGACGCCCCTTATCCGGAGTACACCTACAGGTGGAAAACGCTGGATGCGGTGAGCGTTCATATCAAGGTGGAATACGAAGAGAATGATGGCCTTCCGTCAGATATCAACGCGCAGATCAGAGCGGTCGTCCTGAATTCCTTCACCGGCGCAGATGGTGGCACCCGGGCACGTGCCGGCGCGCGAATTTATGGCAGCCGGTATATCGGCCCTATCCAGGCGCTCGATGCACAGAACATGAACGTTCTTTCGGTCCAGATATCCCTGGATGGAACAACCTGGTCTAGTGCGCTGACCATGGGCATTGATCAGGAACCGACTCTGGATGCGACAAACATCATAACGGAGGCGGTAAGTGAATAATGTCGACTGGACGATCTACGCGCAGTACGTGAACTCAACCAGCCTGCGGTCACTGATTGATACCTTTAACGCTTCTGTAGCACCAGAGGACTGGATAGACACGTTCTATGACCTCGTATTTAACATCGAGACATGTGGCGATTACGGTCTGATGTGCTGGGGTAAAATCGTAGATGTAGGGCGTTTGCTGACCGTGACGCCATCCCAGCAGTTTCTGGGCTTTGGCGAAGCGACCAGCACTCCGGCAGAACTCACCGATCCGCAACCCTTTAACCAGGCACCTTTCTATACCGGTGCACAGGACACAAACACTGTCGTCCTGACCAATGACGCATACCGCAAGCTAATCATGTGCAAAGCGATGGCGAACATCAGCGACTGCACCGTGCCGGTCATGAATCGCATGCTGATGTACATGTTCGGCTCCAGCGGGCGAGCTTACGTGCGTGACGATGGAAACCATGTCATGAGCTACGTATTCGAGTTTCAACTTTCCGAATCTGAGCTGGCCATAGTGCAAAGCTCCGGCGCGCTTCCTTCCCCGCCTGGGGTAAAAGTAAACATCGTTCAGGAGGTCTGAATTGAACAATTCAGCCATGCCGTCACGTCTGACGGTTGTTTTTTCTGCGAGTGGCGACAAAAACACGATCCCGGTCAATTCCACCTCTGAAACGTTGGCTGATGGCCTTGCGGCGATGGACTCAGGATTTCCTCCGCTGACCCGCATCGCTCTATCTGCTGGCGGTAAGCCGCCAAAAGGGCAGGATTTTAATGGGATTTTTAATGATGCCTATACTCGCCTTCAATGGGAGCAAGCAGGAGGTTTCTATACATTCGACTCTGCATTTTCGGCAGCTATCGGTGGATACCCAAAAGGCGCGATTCTTATCAATTCAGCCAGGGATGGATTCTGGCAAAGCACTATCGAAAATAACACGACAAATCCTGATGCTGGCGGTATTGGATGGATTAATTATTCATCCGGACGACTCCTGAACGTGCAGACATTTTTATCATCCGGCACCTATACGCCAACCCCCGGTACAAAGTCGGCTGTTGTTGAAATGGTTGGCGGTGGTGGTGGGAGCGACGCCGCCCCAGCCACTGGAGCGGGGCAGGTGTCAATAGTTTCAGGTGGTGGGGCCGGGTCATATGCAAAGGGTAGATTTTCAATAAATTTCACCAGCATTAGCATCGTTGTTGGCGCTGGCGGACAGGGAGGGACCGCAGCATCTCCGGTTGGCTCTGTTGGTGGTTCAAGCTCATTTGGATCGCTGATGGTTGCGCCTGGCGGAACAAGAGGGCCATCTGCCGGACCAGCAAATCCACCTTTTCTTCCTCAGGGTAATGTCGCATCAAGCGCTCCGTCTGGTGCCAATATCATAGGCTCTCCAGGAGCCCCATCTACACCTGCATACGCTAACGCAACCCAGTCATTCCTCGGATCACCTGGGGCAAGTAGCGTTTTTGGAGGCGGGGGATGGGTGCCATCATTTGGAGATCCGGCTATTGATGGACAGGCATATGGTTCAGGCGCATCTGGTTCTTCACAAGGACCATCCTCTCCGGCAGTAAATGGTGCCAGCGGCAAGTCTGGGATTGTAGTTATTTACGAATATTCATGAGAATAAAAGATGGCAATTACTGATACCCAACAGACTGCGCAGTTTGCGGCCAGTGCAGCAGTTAGCGCGGCTGAAGCTAAGCAGTATGCGCTAAGCATAGAAAAGCCAATCATTGATATTGCTGAATCTGTCGATGAGGCTAAGAATGCCGCTATAGCTTCAGGAATGTATCTCGATGAAACGAAAGACATTGCCACTGGATTATCAGCGAGGATTGATTTCGAGATTTCCGAAAAAGAAGCCGAATTCGAATCTCAGATGCAAAGTCAAAGGAGTGAATTTGAATTAGCCCAGCAGACTAAAGAAGATGCATTCTTAACATCTCAGGTGCAAATGGATTCTGATTTTAACTTATCTCAGACTGAGAAAGAAGATCGTTTTCAACAATTCCTTATCTCTTCAGGCTATGTATTTCTCGGCGGCTACGAAGACGGCCCCTTCCAGTTCAGTGCACGCAATCAGTACATCCGATACAACAACCAGTATTACCGTCTGAATGCTGCTACTGACACCGGATTCACTACCACTGGAACCGATGCAAACAGCTTTGCGAACGACGTTACCCACTTTGTTCTGATGGATGGTGATACGCTTCGCCAGAACATGGCTGCAAGCGACGGATCGAAACTCATCGGCGGGCTGCCTTTTGTTACTCCTGAGATGTTTGGCTCTGGTACCGGAGACATAACCCACGATGAGGCTCTCCGGCTCGCAATGGCTGCGGCAGCCGAGCACCCGACCAGAACGCTATGGATGCCTGCTGATTATGAATTTTTTGACACACATATTCCGTCGGCGGGATTAACAATAATCATTGATGGCGTTACGAAGCATAATCCTGTCGGTGATTTCACCTGGTCTGAAAGTAATCGTCGTTCACCTTATTCTTTCCTCCTAGTGACAGAAAAAGATGTAAATATTAAAGGCTCAGGAAGAATTGAAAATAAATATGAGGCTGTGTCTGTAGATGCAGGTGGCGATAACTTTAAATTTGAAGGGGTAACGATTTCTAATCCTGACCGTTCGAAATCGGTTGGGTTATCAATTTACAACGTAACTAACGTCAGTGTGTTGAATTGCCTGATTTCAAATAACGGCAGCAAAGGGACTTATGTAAATAGCTCTAGCACGGGGATTACCGGGCGCTACGGTAATGGTATTGATGCCGGAGGCATCCGGGGGCTGACCGTTCGCGGGCTTTCACTGATTGATAACGGCGGAAATGGGTTCTGGTGTTACGGTGTCGGGGATTTAACCTTCACGACTAACTGGTGCCTCATGAATGGTGTATCCGGGATGCAGTATGGCCCACATCCGGATTATGATGGCGTGAACATTTCATACAACATCTGCCGTGAAAATGCTGCGGACGGTATTGATATTAACTACACAGGGTCTTCGCCAGTCCCGATAGCAGGCGTTTTTAACGGTAATATTTGTCGACGTAACGGATTTTTTAATTCTGATACGACGAAACCTACAGCCGACGGATCAGGTATTACACTGCGTAACGTGACCGATTATATCTGCGCAGACAATATGATGCGGGATAATAACGGTGTAGGGATTTATTGTACCTATGCGGCAGATTCCCATGTTCATGATAACGTCATTATCAACAGAATAACGTTGTCTGCCGGTATGTATCAGGGCTTTGTGTCAACGGATGTAAACATCCACGATAACCGGATTATTACCAAAGGAACTGCCTATCAGGAAGGCGGCTCTATGCCAGTTTCACGAATGTCATTCCACAGTAACAAGTTATTTAGTTCTCAGGCCCAGTCGGTATCCATTCCGAGCAATACTCAGACGGACAGAACCTGGCACCACAACCATCACGTCACACCTAATGTCATCAACTTCTGGTTCTCTGTTCAGGGTGACACCGTGCGCTATACGGGCAGCGCAGGCAGGGCAGTTTACATTAACGCCAACTACGGCAAATTTCGCGACGTTACCGTTAACGGCGCAACGTCAGACGCCCTGGTTTATGTTGATGGCGGTCTTAAAAACATTTTCTCCGGATTTACGGCAAATAACACCGGAAACGGGAGGGCCGTATACACCAATAACAGCGCTCGCCTCAAGTTCGCGGATTCGTTTATCCAGTGCGCTGCGGGTACGGCTTTATTCTGCTATGCCGGTACTACCGTTGATCTGGATAGCTGCGATGTCATCGGCGCTACCGCCATAAGTGCGCCGCTGCCTACTTCCGGAAGTGCTGCGGAGATAAAGAAAGCTGGTACGAACTTTATAAGTGGCACGGTAAGTACAGCTACCCCGGTTAAACAAGTCCCGTATTCATAAGGTGAAAACTATGGCATTTAAAATCACGAAAGAGGTTCAGGTGAGCCTGGTATCAAACGGCGTTGTGATTGGCTCTCAGGCCCAGAGCGCGGAGCTAATCATGACGGTTACCAGTGTATCGGTTTTCCCGGACGGAACGGGGACCGCATACCTGGAAACCACAGTGAATGGGTCATCTAACGGCGATGTGCGCTCATTCCCGATAACCTGGCTTAATGGAGATATTTTCAGCCAGGCGCAAGCGCAAATCATGGGTCTGGATGAGTTTTCCGGGGCAGTTGTAGTGTAAGTAAAGCTGCCAGGGATGGTGAATCAGTGGGTTACTGTTGCGCTATAAATCGATAGCCGCAATCTCTCTTGAATTACATTTCATTTTTGGAGGAGTCATGGCGCTAAAACTACTGGCTAATAACAATGCTAAAAGCGTCCTCGCGTCAGGAATTAGCGCATCTGCGACTGTTATTACAGTGAGTAGCGGAACAGGTGGCTTATTTCCTCAGCCCGTATCAGGTCAAAGCTATTTCAAATTAACCATTGTTGATGCCGCGACTAAATTAATTACGGAAATCATGCACGTTACCTCAGTGTCTGGTGATGTGATGACTGTGCAGCGAGGGCGTGAAGGTACCTCGGCAAGAGTCTGGTCAACGAATGATATTGTGGCAAATATGTTGACCGCGGGGTCTTTCCTTTCCTGCCTGCAGATCGCAAATAATTTTTCTGAAATTGCAGCCGAAGGAAGTGAGGCGGTAAGACAGGCGTTATTAAATCTCGGCTCGTCAGATGGCACGATCAATGGTCGCCTTATGGGCGTTCCGCGTGTCGTGACGAGCACCGGAACGTTCACGAAAACACCTGGCGCAACAAAATGGCGGATTAGAATTTTGGGGGCCGGGGGCGGTAGTTCTGCTGCGCCGGCGACCGGTGCTGGTCAGGTTTCGATTAGCAATGGCGGCGGGGCTGGCGCATACGCCGAGGGAATTTATGACGTATCAGCATTAACCTCAGTAATGATCACTATTGGCCTGGGCGGGAAAGGCGGGACTGCATCCTCTCTTTATGGGGAAGATGGCGGGACCAGTTCCGTAGGAACGCTGATTTCTGCTCCCGGCGGCAAAGCGGGCCTGCCTGCGGGTCCGGCTAATCCTCCATTTCAGCCGGTGGCGAACACAAACTCGAACAGCCCTACCGGATGGAATATTGTCGGGATAAGTGGCCCGGGGTCTGAATGTGCATCAGCTATTTCAACTGAATATGCAATCGCTTCGCGCGGAGCAAATAGTCAACTTGGCGTAGGGGGCTCTATTCCGGCCATAAACACTCCGGCTAACAATGGCGGTGGATATGGCGGCGGGGCGTCTGGATGTTCCAATGGTCCTTCAAAGCCGGTTAATCCTGGTGCAGATGGTCAGAATGGGATCGTTATTATCGAGGAATTGGCTTAATGGGGCATAGGTGGGGCATGAGAAATCAGCAAAAGTCGCTAAATATTGCAAACAACGCACGTTAATCGCTATCTCCAGCCATTAAAAATGGCGCTCCTGGACGATATTTGTCGATTTTTAAATTTACCGCGTCACGCAGTTAAAGTGGCGGGCGTGATGCGTTAACTTGCTGATTTATATCATTCTCATATTCCTATGACCATGCCGTGGGGCATGGATGGGGCAAAGTCTGATAATTTCTGGTTCAACATGGCAATCTGATCGCTGCTGCTATCGGCCATCCAGGCGCCGTAAACATTGAAAACCATCTGGGCGCTGGCGTGTCCCATCTGGCTGGCAATGAAACTCGGGTTGGCCCCGGCAGACAGCGACCAGCAGGCGTAAGTGTGTCGCGACTGATACGCTTTGCGGTGTCTTAAACCTGACCGTTTAAGGGCCGTGTCCCATGAATCACCTACTGAATCTGCTTTATACAGATAGCCCACGTTGCCACTTTTTTTTACCAATTGAGGATTGAAAACAAATGTGCAGTCATGCATAGCCGTCCGTCCATACTCCCGAAGTTGTACCTCAACCTTGTGTTGTCTTCCTAGCCTGGTCATTTCTGCCTGGTCCCTCAAAGCGTCAATGGCTGGCTTAATAAGATGCACAACCCTGTCGGTGCCGGCTTCGGTTTTTGGTAGAGTGAAATCACCGAGTTTCGTATAATTTCTGCGTACGGTCATCGTTCCCGCTTTCAGATCTATGTCTTCCCATGCGAGTGAGACCAGTTCACCGTGGCGTAATCCTGTGTATACCGCGATTGACCACAGGTTTTTCGTTTGCTGATGCTTGCAGGCATCAATGAAGCGAACGAATTCGTCACGTGTGAGCGGATCTGGTTCTATCCTGGCCCTCTTTAGCGGCTTAATGCCGTTAAATGGGTTTTCACTTACATAGCCATTATCAGCAGCAAACTGAAACATACCCGCTATCGTGGTCATGTAGTAGTTTACCGTCACCACACTCAACCCTTTCTGCCCCGCCAGCATATCCTTCCTGATATAGAGCAGTTCTTCCCTTGTCACAGACGAAACCAGCTTTTTCTCGCCAATCCTCGGCAGCATACTTCTCACTACCGATTCATATCTGTTTATGGCATTAGCGCAGATCTCCATCCGTTTAAGTTCAAGCCATTTTTCAGACAGATCTTTCACGGTGATATCTTTCTTGCCGATGCCGAAAGTTTTCAGATTTGGCGAGTTGGGGAATTGCACCGCATAGTCAAAGGTCCCCATGCGGATAGCGAAACAAACTGACGTTCTCAGATCCCCGGCCACCTTCCTGTTTTTAGCGGTGTCAGGGACACCGAGATTTTCCCTGACACGCTTACCTTTAAAAATGAACCATATGCGGAGTGATTTTCCGTGGTTCTCAACGCCCGTTGGGTATGATTCTTTACTCATTTATCCCTCCCGACGTCCAGGAGCGTTGCAAGTTTACCTGTTTCATACCGCCCGATCACCCAATGGTTGCTTTTGCGCCTGAATCCATGCGTCTACCGCTTTGCGGTTGTACATGCATTCGCTGGTTGGCTTTGGCTCTCCTTCAGGGGAAACGTGCTTATACTCACGCCCAAGCAGCCAGGATGATTTACGGGCCCGTGTAATAGTGCCGCGCTTCATCCCAGTGACCGCCATCAGCAAGTCCTCTGAAACCCATTCGTTTGGCTCGATCTGGATTATTGTTTGCATGCATCACCTCTGCTGCATTCTTTATCTGATATAGAATTCCCAGCCGCTGGCGATGGAGTTCATAATCTTAACCGCCATTTCAGCCGCTTCCCTGCTGTCGTAATACTGGAAAAACACCTCTTCTCCAGTGCGTTTAAGCTTCATCATTACCCACATAAATCACCTCAGGTGCTTACCACGTTCTTCAAACTCTTCTTGGCAATCAGCACAGCGCAGGCATCCCGCCACCAGTTCCCGGCGCCGCTCGGGTATCTCTTCCCCGCAGTCGCGGCAGTGAGTAGCTGAAACTGCGTTATGGTTGATGCGACATTTCGCAATGGCGGCTTCCCGCTGGAGTTCCGCTAACTCGTTGGGCTGATCGATGATCTCTGCGCTCATACCGCCTCCCAGCGAATCTGTCGCTTATAAAAACTTTTTACACGCTTAACGCTTCCTGCCACTTCCATTTTCTTCAGCCTGCGAAGCACGTAAGGAGTATTGATTTCCTTATATTTTTGTCGCAGCCAATAGGCTACGACATACGTCATGCACCAGTTGTGCTCTCGCAATATTTGAAGGATTTCATCATCAGTGGGATTGCTCATGCTGCACCGCCTTCGATTTTTTCCGCTTCAACCGCCATCAGCTCAAGCTTTCGTGAAAGCTCGGCAGACAGTGCCTGGAACTCTTCCTCTGTCGCTACCGGGATCGGCACAAAGCGGATGCCGATATGAGCGAGGCCATGTGCCGCCTCAAGGCATTTCCTTAAATCAACGGGAGAGGCTCTGTTCATGCTGCACCGCCTTCAACGCGCTTGAACGAAATGACCCAAACCCAACTGTTGGCCTTCCAGCTTTCCTCGCCGTAGATGGATTCCCACAGGCTTCTGAATGAGGACTGATATAGTTGATTCATTTCTACGTAGTGGGGCATGTCATCGGACCAAAACTGGAAAAACTCATCACGGACTGCGTAATTTCTTGCGACTACTGTCTGGTCCCATACCTCGGTATGCACTCCCTCACTTTGTGCGTCCTCTTCGCTGATAGCGTTTAATCGCTCCATACGCACGTCGGTGATTTCCAGCAGAATGCGGCTTGCTGCTTTCGGCATATGAATGGATGGCTTCCAGCACGAACGACCATCTTCATAACCATCGTCATCACCCCAGGTAAAATCACCATCAGCTGCATAAATGGCGTGGCCAGAGTAATAGCCATTGCCAAACGGCATTTCGTGAATGGCTGTAGCCGGTCGGTCTGGCGTCCATGGTTGGATTCGACCATCCTCATCCAGTTCGTGGCTGACGACTCCCCACGTCTCGCGCACCCAAATTCGATAGTCTGGCTTGCCAAATGCGCTGTTCAGATAGTTGCCTGCCGACAGCTCCCCGGCCAGTTCATTGCCAGCCAGCTCGCACCCAAGGTTTTTATCATGCACAGGGAATTTCACTGGGCGCCGGGTCTGCGTCTTACGGCCGTCGAGAATGGCCCGCACCATTTCCCCGTTAAAAATCATTCCGCGTTCTTTCATGCTGCACCTGCCTTGTCTTTGAGGTCAGCGCGCAGATGGATTTCCTTGCCGTTTGCCGCAGGGAAAATAAGCACGTCATCGCGGGCAATCATCAGATGGGCTACAGCAAACAGAACATCATCCGTAACATCGAACTTTTCCCCGGTGAATTCGCGCACGCCTGGGGCTAATTTGCTTGGCTTAGATCGCCCAGCAAAGATACGGTTAGTTAAGCCTGACAGGCCGACAGTAATAGGGTTGCTCATGATTCCACTCCATAGCGGCCGCTAAGCCGCCCAATAACACTGACAAATTTGACTAAGCTGACGCCCATAGGCCGGACCATCTCGTAGTGCTTGCGAAGGATGGGGGGGCATACAGCGTTCCACTTCGGTTTAGGCTTTACGCTCATCGCTTTGGTTAGCTCTTCTGCGCAGCGACGAGCCTGGGCGCGGAGGATGTTTTCTTTTTCTTCTGGCGTCATGCTGCCTCCCGTTTGGCTATCAATCGGGCACCGAAACTCAGCAGAGCATCACGCTCAACGGTCGTGAACTGGCAGTGGGTGCGCGGGTAGGGATGCCAGATAATCAGCATTGACCCTTTGTTGTTACCGCTAACAGGCTTACCGGATACCGGATTGATAAAGGCAAGGCGACCGCCAACAATGAAACGTACCTCGCTGGCTGTCTCGATAGCTTCACGGAACCAGCCAACGGACGTATCTGCAGGGACCAGCATCACCGTGCCGATCTGGTTTTTAGATTCATCAGCTGCTTTCTGAACAAACGGCGTGATGTCGCTGTATGGCGGGTTCAGCCAGACGTAGCCGGGAATGCTCAGGTAATCAGTCCATGGCTTTTCAAGCGTGTTCTGCTCTTCTGTGATATAGCGGTTGCACAGCGCGTTATCAGCTGAGGCTGCCGCGTCCAGTGTCAGGCAGAATTCCGCATCCAGAGCGACGAACAGAGGGATCGGCGTTTGCCAAAGGTTTCTCTGCTCAACTGGAGTTTTGCTTCCGGTGTAGTCAGTCATGCCATCACCTTCTTACTGTTCATCAGCTCAGCCAGGCGCTGAGCCTTTAATGGGTTTTTGATAACGTCGCCGCTTGGGGCGATCCATCCCCGGCGATTGATGGAATAGGGAAGAGTGATGCTTCCAACGGTGATTCCGTCGTGGTTAGTTTTCATTTCCACTGTTCCCCGAAGGTGAAGCCGATCTCCGCCAGCGATTCGTCCATCTTCTTGATGAACTCCGGCACCATTTCGTTGAAGTCGGACATGTATTTGTCGTCGCGCTCAACAACCACGTGGAGGATGCCTTCTCGCTTCATGCGAGGGTCATAATTCGCGAAATACCAGGCATCCTTTCCGGTTACCCACATGCTGAATTGCACCTGGGCCATGTAAGCAGATTTGATAGCCTCGAAGCCGCCAAGCCGGAATTTCATGAAGTCGCGAGAGGTGAAAGGGCACTTCAGCTCAAGGCCGCGACCATCACTGCACAGGCCGTCAGGTGAGCAGGCGGTGCGCATTCCTTCGTCGCGGAAGAGGATCGGCGACTCGGTGACTTTCACGTCAGTGGTGAACTCAAACAGGGTACGAGCGTCGTCCTCGTACTGTTTCCCCCAGGCCAGCGCCTTGGCGTTAACTTCCGGTGCCGCACCGGTGCAAACCTCTGCGAGTAGCGTGTGGAAATAGGACATTTTCATGTCAGTCCACTTTGTGCCAGATCTCGGTTTTGAAATGACGTTGTGAACTTCTGAGGCGGTTATGACGCCAAGGCGCAAGCGGTGCCAAGCTTCATCGCCCTGTTCAACGCGGGTAACGTCAATACCGGTGCGCGCAAGGATGATTTCAGGTGTCATGCGGCCGCCTTATTTTTCAGAAATCCGAGAGCCTTAACCGCCTCTTCTTGAGTCAGTTCTGATGATTCACGAATGTCACGGCGGAATATTTTTGAACACAGGGGCAGCAGGTCGTCATCCCATGTCTTATTCATCGCGATAAGAACGTCGTTAATCTCTTTGATGATTGCTGTTTCTGCCGGGGTAACATCGCGTTCTGGCTGGCGTTGTGCTGAAAAGTTAATACCTTCTTCGCTTTCGGTGTTCACGTGGTCAATTGCCGCATCCAGGCGCTCACGGCGAGGCCAATATTTCGCAGCCTGTTTAACAACCGTCTTGAGGATCATCTGCTCTTCGTCTGTGACCCACGGGCACGATGTTCCTTTATTCTTGTAGGCTTTCCATGCTTCTGAGCGATCTCGGATCGCGTAGATATCAGCAATGCGCATCGTGTGAGTCAGGTAGTCGCCATCGTCGCTTTTGATAACGACGTAGGCACCTACAATGTCGCCGCGCTGTTCTGCGGTGTCGAAATCGTTGTAAATATGAACCGGTGGCTTATCCAGACCTTCACGGTGAAACTGATCGTTCTTACGAACAATTGCCGACTGGCACCACTTGATAGCCCCGGATTGCTGTGCGATATGCATCAGGCCCATGTAGCTGATGTCGAGACAGATAGCCCCTTTGCGTGGCACCAGATAAGCCAGCTTCTGAGCCGGATTAAGGGACACGCCGATCCCGGCAACATTCATTACTGCACTTCTGGTGCTAACCGGATTGCCGATGGCGACTTTAGCCAGGTAGTCGTTATTGGCGAAAATCTGCATTGCGAACTCAGATTCACGCCTGAAATTGATAGAAGGTTCAGAGCAAACCTGCTCAAATTCAGCCTTTAGTGGATTTACTAGGCTAAATACCTGTTCGATGAGTTGAGTAGCCATTATTGCTCCTCTTCAATGTTGAGTTGATGCCTGGCGATAACTTCAACCATGTAGCGGACGTTAGCTGCCATCCGATCTTGAAAACCCACGTCATCGTCGAATGCGCGGCTAATCGCCTGTTTGCTGGCGCCGCGGCGTTGAAGTTCGTCGATGCACAGCGATTCCAGCAGACGGAGAGGGAGACCTTTCTCCATGTCATCCGCGAGCTCAGATTCTTTCTCTTCGCGCGCCAGCTTCTGGTAATGCTGGTTCCAGGATTGCTCTTCAATCCGGTCCTGAAAGTGATAAGCCGCCATAAACACCTCAGTAGCTGATCCCGGTATGTGGGATTTTTCCGTCTTTAATCGCAGTCAGGACTTCAATCGCCTGATCGCGGGTTAAGCTGGTATTGGCCAGAAGAGCTTTGACGATTTCCGTGCCTACAGCCTTGCGGTGCTTAACGTCGGCTTCGCGGCGCGCCTGCTCATCGGCTTTACGCTTCTCCTCAGCCAGGCGGGCCTGTTCGCGCTGCTCTGCCTCGCGGCGGATGCGATCGGCTTCTTCCTGAGCTTTGCGGCGTTCTGCTTCCACGGCGGCCTGCTTTTCACGCTCAGCACGTTCAGCAGCTTCTCGCTGTTCGCGTTCGGCCCGCTGCTGAGCTTCAATGCGCTCACGTTCTGCGCGCTCTTTTGCCAAAATCGCCTCGCGCTCTCTGGCAGCCGCAGCGTCAATTTCACGCTGTGCCTTTTCTGCTGCTTCACGTTTGGCTTTCTCTTCCGCCTGACGCTTAATCTCTTCTTCGCGGGCAATGCGCTGGCGTTCTGCTTCGGCTGCTTTATCTGCGCGTTCGCGGTCAATATCTTTATCCATCAGCAGGGCCATTTCGTGGTCTGCTTCGATCTGCGCGGCACGCTGGAGGTCGAACTCTTCGTTCATCCCCAGCGCTTCGGCGTGCAGCGCGATCATGGCTTCTTCGGCTTTAATGCGTTCCTGCTCAGCTTCCCATTCGGTCAGCGGCTTACGTGTCGCATCGCGCAGCTCGTCACATGCATCAACAAACCGCTTAATTTCCGCCTCAGCAGGGCGCACAGCCTCTTTAAGGCGTTTCAGGTACTCGCGACCCGGCTTCTCGATTGCCGTCTTGCTGCGTGATACCTGCGCCGCGAGAGAAGCGACACGGTCACGACCTTTCTTGGTGGTCAGGTCCGGAACCTCGTTCACGGCCTGGCGAATCTGCTCCAGGTAAGCGTCAAGACCGCCAGCCCGGTACAGGGTCGGTGCCTGTTCTGGTTTTATTTCGATGACGGTTAAATCCATTATTTCGCTCATGGTTTCCCCTGAAATTTGGTTGTGAAACGCCCGGCACCGTATTGGCTGCCTGATAGCTCAGTTAAATTCTTGCGCTGATATGCGCGGTTAATGCGTCCCGGCTGGAACCAGGTTCGGCTCAATGCTGCGTGAAGCGTATGGCCGGCGGATGTGGCGCAGATTACCCTGCGGCTCATGCCAGTAGCTGCCGTCGCGATAGTCGAAGCTGACCAGCCAGGCTGCGCCGGTGCGGCTATTGCGCATCATCACGGCGCGTCCGCTGTTAGGAATTGATTTAGCCATTGAACACCCCCGTAACGTGCAGAATTTTGATAATCAACGCTGACCAGATAACACCGCAGATCAGCAGGCAGTAAATCAGTGAACGAATGCCTTGTTTGCTCATTTTCCACCCCAGCATGCGAAGCTAAAAAAAAGGACAGCAACCAAAAACGGAACGACCTTTAACCAAAAATTACGCCATGCAGGCCTGTCTTCTTCTCGGATCATCTCTTCACCTTTGCCTTATCGCGGCTAACGGGACGTTTTGACTTCACCCCGGCGTTGCCGGTGTTGTTTGGATGAGTTAAAGATAACCTTAGTTATGGTTTATGGCAATAACCTAAATTATAATATTAACGAAATAAGTTATAAATTTATGATTGAGAAGGTTATTTATTTTTGTAAAGCGTGCTGTTATGCTCAAAAAAACATCAGTGAGGGAAAGGTTATGGGGCTGGGTATGGATATGGAACGGGATGAGTTACTGGAAGACCGTGCAGCATTTATCGCTGGCGAAATCAGCGGGGCTGTTGTTGAGTTGATAATCGACGGCGCGACAATTGACCGTGACGCTATTGTCGAACGGCTGGAGGCAAAGCGACGCTCTGTAGGCAATGTCATTCACAAGGGGTTGCTGCGTGATGCGGCGGAGTTCGCAAGGAAGGGGCATTAAAAACCCGGATCGGTGGCCGGGTTATTTAATGAAATATTTAGAAAAAACAGCTAGTAACACGGTTATCACTATAGCTGTAATGATTTTCCATGTTTGAGCATTCAACTCCTTATGTAGCTCTGTCTTTACTGACTGAATATCTTCCTTGGAAGCTAGCTTGTCTTTGATGATTGCAACATCGGTTACAAGGGTTGCGACTTTGTTTTCAAGTTCTTTCACTCTCTGAAGCATATCGTCTCCTCCGCCCCCTCCATCATCATTATTATGTGGTTGAGGGATTCGTTCTTCATCTTCAGGCCTCAGCTTGTACATCCTTGCTGTCACTATTGATCCCTCAACGTTGTTTTAACGATTACTATAGAGCAAGTCTTTTCATCAACCAAATGCTGCCTGCTTTGTTCATCTATTTCAAATAACTCCAAAGTTATGTCATATGTACCTGGGGTTGTAGGCTTAACTCCTTTTAGATGCAACTGAGTTCCAACAAGGAGACTGTTCTCATCAGGTTTTGTGAACATAAAATTTTGCGAATGATTTTCGTCATTGTTTGCGTTCGAGTCTAAAACTGAATCACCGTTATGCTTAACGTCAAGGGTAGTTACATACTCTTTTGATGAATCTAGGAAAACAGCCATAGTTATATAAAAAGACAAGGGAGAATCAAAGCTACCTACTGTTATAAGTGGCGTTGGAGCCATATAGGCTGTTATGGCAAGCCCCGCCTGGACTAGCGTGGGATAGAGGATAAGAATTTTTTCTTCAATCATGAACTGCACTCCTTGCTGTATCAACCGTGTTTACGGTAAGTCTGCGGCATACTGCCAATCACCTTGCCGAACACGAACACCCGGTTCATCTCGTCTTTCTCGATCGGGTCCCATGGCGTATAAATCTTGTTGTCTGAGATAACCAGCAGCTTGTCTTTCATCTTCTGCAGGCGCTTAACATGTGCCGTATCGTCGTACAGGAACGCGTAAATACCGTCGCCGTCGAAGCTCTTAACGCTGATATCTACGAACAGCAGATCACCAGGCTCAATCGTGCCCGACATGCTGTCGCCGCGGACGTTAATGATCCGGATATTCTCGGACTTGCGCCCATCGAACATGTGGCGTGCTTCAGCTGGCGCGTACTCGACGGAATGCAAAATTTCAACGAATTCCTGATTAATGATGCCAGGGCCGGCGCTTACCGTCAGATCCAGCACGTCCAATCGGAACACATCTGAATCACCAGTTTTAGTCAACTGCGATTGAGGCTGCTGTCCGTCTTCCCGCATTGCCCCTTGACCAGATGAAAGCCATTCAGGTCTAACACCAAGCGCGTTAGCGAGCTCAACCATTTTTCGGCTGCCATTAGTTTTTCCAGAAGTCATTTTCTGGATTGCTGGCTGTGATACCCCAACCATTTCAGCTAACTGACCTTGAGAAACGCCAGCGGCAATCATGGCTGCATTCAGTCTTTCTGCAAATGTTTTCATACGGCAAATATATAACCAAGGTTATGTTTCGTAAAATAACAAAGGTTATGGACAAATATCATAACTTGAGTTATCTTCTCATTAATCCAGTAATCGGATAGGTGAAATCCATGAATAAAGTTATTCAACGAGCTTTGAAAATCGTTGGCAGTCAACAGCGCCTCGCCGATATCTGTGGCGTAAGTCAGCCTGCGGTTCATAAGTGGCTAAATGGTGGCTTAGTTTCACCAGAAAAAGTTAAAGCCATAGTCAGCGCAACCGGCGGTAAGGTTAAGGCGCATGAAATTCGCCCTGATCTTCCTGATTTGTTTCCGCCGCCAACAAAAGCTAATGCCGCCTGACTGGCGGCCATTCCAATCAACACCAGAGGAAGTATCACAAATGGAGAGTTCAACAACACGCAACAAAGTGGAGGCCAGGAGAATTGAAAGCTGGTTGCACAGCCAGATAGCAGAACTGGGAACCACGAATATCGCCAAAGTGGCCGGAGTGAATAAGTCAACGGTAAGTCGCTGGCGGGAAAGCCTGCTGCCGAACATGTCGTTGCTTCTGGCCATCCTGATTTCTAACCGAACGGGAGAAAAGGGGGATTTTGAGGCATGAGGGCAATTAAGAACTTTTCAGAGCAAAACTTAAAACGCATACCGGAATTTTTGAAATATGACCCTGAGACGGGCGAATTTAGCCGGATAAGAGTAATCGGTCACCGCTTCAAGGTGGGTGATGAGGCCGGAACCGTTAATAAGCAAGGTTATGTGCGCATCATGATGTTTGGTATGGGATTTCAGGCGCATAGGTTGGCGTTTTACTTCATGACTGGTGAGCTGCCACCTGGCGACCTAGAGGTTGACCATATCAACGGAAATCGCTCTGACAACAAATGGAGCAATCTTCGCCTGGTTACTCATGCGGTAAACATGCAGAACTCCAGAAAACCAAAACATAACACCAGTGGGCACCCTGGGATTCTGCAGAACAAGAAAACAGGGAAGTGGGCTGCGCGCATATCAGTGAGCGGACGAATGATTCAACTGGGTGAATTTCTGGATAAACAGGAGGCCATTAATTGCTATCTGGCTGCGAAGCAAAGAATGCACGAAGGATATGTTGGATTTGAAGGGAAAGCCGCGGTGCTCGAACACCAACGGCTTTCAGGTGCAAAAACGAAGAGGTAATTGCGAGGTAATTATGCCTGGTAAATCTGTAAGAGTAAACAATCCGGAGGTAGCACGTGAGCATGTCACTTATGGCGAAAGCAATGGGGGTCAAAGTGGGAAACTCACTGCGTAAGCTCGTTCTTATCAAGCTGGCCGACAACGCCAATGACAAGGGCGAATGCTGGCCTTCTTATCAACACATTGCCGATCAGTGCGAATGCAGCAAATCCGCTGTTCGCAACCATATTGATGCGCTTGAGGATATGGGGCTGCTCAAGCGTGAAAATCGCGTTGGGGTCAACAACGGGAAAGGTAATACATCCAACGTGTATTATCTGAACCTTGATGCCACCCATATGCCACCAAAAAGCACAGGGGTATGCCATGAAATAGCACCCCCTATGCCATCTGATGGCACACCCCCTATGCCACCAGATGGCACCAGAACCAGTCACTCTTTTGAACCAGTCACTGAACCAGACTCTCTCTCTGCGCGAGGGCAGTTTATCAGCGAGGCTGCAAAGCGACGGATCGGGATTTCACCCAACGGGGAGATACCTTTCCCTCCTGCCTTCAAGCCATCGGCAGATCACATTGCGATTGCCTCGGGGAAAGGGATCAACATTGAAACCGAGTTGCTGAACTTTCGTGATTATCACCAGGCACGCGGCACAAAGCTGATCGACTGGAACTCGGCATTCCGGGTATGGCTCAGGAACGCGAGAGTTAATCCGCTTTCCGGGCGCCAGAGAAGCGAACCTGATTCCCCACACTGGAACAGCCCTGAAGGCTGGAAGGACTTCATATGACCGCACAGCTTATGACCGCGATCAGCAATCGCGATGGTGATGCGCTGGCCAGAATGGCTGCAGGGCGTACGGAGCCACAGCGGCTTCTCGATTTCGAAGCTGAAAGGCTGGTTGACTCTCTGTTCCGTCAGCTGAAGCAGATCTTCCCGGCATCTACCCAGACTAACCTGCGGACCGACGCCGAAGAGAAGACAGCGAAGCGCCAGTGGATTGCCGCTTTTGCCGAAAACGGGATCCGCACCCGCGAGCAGTTATCCGCCGGCGTGCGACATGCGAGAGCCAGCGAATCGCCGTTCTGGCCATCGCCGGGCCAGTTCATCAAGTGGTGCAAGGATAGCGGCACTGTGCTCGGCGTGACTCTTGTCGACGTGATGAACGAGTTCCACCGCTACAGCCGTGAAAAAGGGCTGCATACCGGCGGTGCTGAGCGCTTCCCGTGGTCTCACCCTGTCATGTACTGGGTTGTTACCGATACCCGGCGAGCAATGTACCAGCGCCAGCTCAGCGAGGCAGAAACCGAGAAATACGCTGCTAAAAAGCTGGAAGACTGGGCGCTGAAAGTCGCCGCCGGAGAACAAATACCGTCGCCGGTACTGGCTCTGGAGAACAACCAGGAAGTGATCCCCACAAACCACGCCAGCAGGCAGCGCGGTTATCACCCGGAAGGCAAAAGCTTTGGCTGCATGCCAAGTGCCGCATCACTCGGCGCGCTAACCCCGGCTCAGTGGCTGCGGGACGAATACCTGATTGGCAAAGAAAAAGGGCTGATTCAATGAAACGTATATCCGGTACTCAAATCGTCATCAATTTTATCGGTAGCAATCCTGGTTGCACTTTTTCAGAGATACGCAACGGAACGGGCCTGGACTCTTCTGTCGTCAACTCAGCTATCTGGGCCACGTTTAACGATGGCCGGGTTTTGCGAGCAGGGGAGCGCAAAGGCTATCGCTACACCCTGGCAGATCAGACAGCCGTAACCGAAAGCACGTCGGCGGATTTTCAGTTTAGCAATCATCATTGCGGCGCCAACAAGCTGACCAACCTTTTTAACCAGTGCCTGGCGGGAGTAAGAAAATGAACATTGAAACAGTAAACGAGCTCATTCAGTCGCTGGAGTCGGCGGGCGAGCTGTCGATCAGAGAGCAGAAGTTCCTGAAGCTGGCGAAAGCGTTTAAGCAGCTGGCTGCGGAGAATGTAGTCAGGCAGGAATTCGTCAAAATCTGTTTCCGCGCAGCAGCAGACGGCGCATCGCTGGATGGCTCAGATATTCAGGAGATAGGTGAGCGTCTCGGGCTGTTTGGTCGCGAAACTTACCAGCCTGTGCTGCATGGGTATATCTGTGGTCATGAGGCTGGCGAAGACAGCGTGTATGTGATGAAAAGCTCGCCCGCCACCGATCGCATCGTAGCCGGGATTAAGGCTGATGGGGTGGAGATGTTTGTTGAAAAATGCCGTGAGAAATCTAAGCAGGCCATTTCTTCAGATATCCGTGAAAACTGGTGGCTTGCCGGTGAACACGCTGACGACTTCGCCAAGCAACTGCGCGAGGGGGACGGCAAATGAGCGACTTCGATACTTCATCAAAAGTTAAGGCTCGCAAGTTACATCGCTGCTGTGAATGTTACGGCGCTATTAATCCAGGCGATACCTACGAGAAAGCGTTTATTGTCCAGGATGGCGATGCCAGCAACTTCAAGACATGCCAGAAATGCACAGAAGCACGTGACTGGCTGCTTAACGAAACTGATTGGCCTGACGATATCGACGGAGATGGCCATTCGTATTTCTTCACGATGCTGCGTGACCACCTCCGTGAGCAAGGCCGTGAAGGCGACCGCAAATACGCATTTCGCGCATATCGGCTTGTCGTCCTGATGGATAAGCGCCGTATGGCTTATGCCAACGCATACAACGCGGAGACCGTGAAAATCCGCGATTCTCTTGTACAAGGAGTCTCAGCATGACAACTGATATCAACGAACTCGCGCTGATCACCAAAATCAAAAAGCAGCTCGAAAACTTTGACACCGTAGTGCTGAAAGAGGGTGAAGCCTTCGCGCTGGTAGAGGCGCTGGAGAAGGCGCAGCAGCGCAACGCAGAACTTGAAGCGCAAAAGGAATATATCCGTAAGCGCTATCAGCAGCTCGATCTGCTAATCGGGAAAGATATCCTGGTTATGCAGGCTGCAATCATCGAATGGCAGGCCACTGGCGATGCTAAAAACGGGCTGGCGTGGATTTATAACACGCTCTTCGGGCCAGGCGAATTGCCTGATGAAGCGGAGAAAGACGCACAGGCCTATTTCGACCGCAAATATGCTCCGCTCGATGAAGAGCTTATGGCGCTTCACAAGTGGTTTTGGGAACAGAGCGAGGCTGAACGTGCCGCCGCTGGCATCAAGGTGGAGGCTTAGTGATATGAAAAATTATTTGAGTAATCTGGCGTCAACTCTGCAGGGTATAGCTGGCGTTATTTCAGACGGTGAACGAGTGCAGCATGAATGTCCTGCATATTTAAAATCCGCGCTCCTTGAGGCGTCCCATGCATTAGATGGGCAGTCGGTTCGGGTTCACTATCCTCCCGCAGGCAGGCCAGAAATCATAAACGCCAGAGGAAAACGCAGGCAACTCAGCCTCCGGGAACGGATTGCAATCCGCATCCTCGGCGGCAGAACGGAGATTAGGCCATGACCAAATCAACCACAACCAGAGAAGAAAGCATTCAGGCCGTATTTGATTTAAAGGTTGGCTATCGTCTTGGGTTTGCCGACATAGAGATTCTCAAGCGAGTGGCCCGCATGGCGCTGGCCGCAATGGACAGCGAGTCTTGGTGTTTGCCTCTCGACTACTTACAGGGACACAAAGACGGCCTGGAGTGGGCCTCCCAACTGGCAGAAGCCAACCACCATGAAACCGGAGACTGGCTTTACGATGACCCTATCGAGCTGGCAAAAGCTATTCGCAAAGGTCCAGATATGCCGCCAGCGCAGCCGGTAGCGGACAGCGAGCCGGTGGCGCTCACGGCAAACATTGAACGAGATGCCCAACGCTACCGTTTTTTGCGAGAAAGAGATGCTTTTGGCGATGACGGTGAGCCAGGACTTGCGAGCTGGGATGACCTTATTGAACTCGACACGAATGATTTTGACGCAGCGATAGATGCCCGCATGGCGCATCCAAGCGTTGATTTCCTCACGCTGGACAATGCTCTTCAGAAACATGAACGACGCCGCTGCAAAGACAGAAACTGCAATAAGCCTATCTACGGATATTCAGTCGATGGTCTGTGCGAGGACTGCCATGCAGCGGTATCTCAGCAGCCAGCGCCGGTAGTGCCGGATGATGTGCTGAACGCATTGCAGGAGGTTGCCCAAATACGCGTAGACCTGAATGGCCTTGATGGAGATTGCCGTGGTGTAGGTAGTTGTCTTTGGGAGGCTGAAGAGAGGTTGCTTGAGATAGTAGCGCAGCGCTCAGCCATGCTCAGCGGAGGTAAGTCATGAAATTCGAAGAATGGTTAGCACAACAGGATGACGTCATTGAGGTTGAGTGCGGCTGTGTTACCACTGAGGCTTTTTATCACTGGATGCGCGTAGCTTATGAGGCTGGCAACTCTCCGGTAGTGCCGGATGATGTGTCGATATTCGAAGCGGCAATTGAAGAATGTAAAACGTGCGACTCAATTGATGAGCATGCATGGAATCATGGCGTTTTGGCTGTGATAGCAAAGTATGAATCCTGCCGCGCCGCCATGCTCAAGGCTGGCAACTCTCCCGCGCTAACCGTCTGGTATGGAGATATGCCAGAAACGAACGGCAAAACGAACTGGACTGCAATCCTTCACCGCAAGGGGGAATGCCTTTCTACCGGCATCACTATCGATCGATCAGAGTATCCTGACCGTGTTCGATACGAAGCTGACCGCATGCGCTACCTGATAGGTGATCTGGAATATGAGCCAGACATTCTGGAATACGATTCTGATGCACATAGCGGATATGTTCCGCCGACGGCTGCTCCTGGCAACTCTCCGGCAATTCCGGATGGTTACGTTATGGTGCCGAAGGAGCCTACGGAGGAAATGCTACAGGCTTCCTATCGTGAAGCGTCCGTATATAGCCCAACAGCTTATCGAGCGATGATTGCAGCCGCCCCGCAGGAGGTTAGTGATGCCTAAATCCCCCGTAGAACGTAAAGCCACATGCTAATCTCAAACCCCTCTCCGGAGGGGTTTTTATCGTATATGCTCATTTTGCTTTTATCCCCGGGAAGGGCGATAATTACCTGGTCAGTCTGGGCAACTGACGACTTTACCCCGGCGCCAAGTGGGGACACATGGCGCAAACACTGCAATTTGAGAAGAGTTATCAAAACGTACTGATTCCCGCAGAGCCGGGAACCAGCGAATACCTGCAACTTCTCCCCGTAGGGCAACTGCTTTGCGGTGAGTTCCGCAAGCCCCGGAATTACGCATTCCACAAAAAGTTCTTCAAGCTTCTTACTCTCGGGTATCACTACTGGACGCCTTCCGGTGGACTCATTGAGCCCGCGGAGCGAACCCTCATATCCGGATTTATCGACTTCCTTTCATCCGACCTCGAACAGCGCGCTGCGCTCCAGAACGCCTCCGAGATGTATCTATCCTCGGTCGGTATTTCTCGTTCCCGCGATATGGCCCTTCTGAAACACTTCGAATCCTTCCGCGAGTGGGCAACCATTCAGGCTGGCTTTTACGACGAATACCAGATGCCTGACGGTAGCCGTCGTCGTGTCGCAAAGTCGATCTCCTTCGCCAGCATGGACGACAGCCAGTTTAACGGCGTCTACAAATCAGTGCTGAATGTGCTCTGGAACTACATTCTGCGTCGCAAATTCCACTCGCCGGCTGAGGCTGAAAACGCTGCCAGTCAACTGCTGAGCTTTGCGGGGTGATGGGTATGCAATGTCTTCTCGCCAAAGTAATGGATCGCGGCATATTCCGCGTGCCGGCGCGCCGCAAACGCAAGGTAGAGGTTAAGCCTTCCGACATCCCCACCTTTCACTATACGGCTCACCTGGCAGATGTCCGCTGGCTGCGCCGCGCTGCCAGAAGGAAAATCGCATGAGCCTTTACCAAAGCATTAATGGAGCTATCTGGCGCAACATCTGGGTTGTTGGCGATCTTCATGGGTGCCATACGCTGCTGATGAACGAGCTGGAAAGGGTCCGTTTTGACCCGTTGTGTGACCTGCTGATCTCGGTAGGTGACCTTATCGATCGCGGGGCGGAAAACGTCGAATGCCTTGAGCTAATCACAATGCCCTGGTTTATGGCCGTTCGCGGAAACCATGAGCAGATGATGCTCGACGGACTATCCTCCTCCGGGAACGTGAATCACTGGCTCGCTAACGGTGGCGGATGGTTCTTTAACCTTGACTACGACAAAGAACGCCTGGCTATCGCGTTGGCCCATTTGGTTGCTGGTTTGCCACTCATCATCGAGGTAATGACCGAGGGTAAGAAGGTGGTGATATGCCATGCGGACTACCCGCATAACCAATATGCGTATGACAAGCCCGTCGATGCAGAACAGGTGATCTGGAATCGTGAGCGAGTGAGCGCGGCTCAGGATGGGATTGTGAATGAAATATCCGGTGCAGACCTGTTTATTTTTGGTCATACCCCGACACATCAACCAAGCCAGTACGCCAATCAGATGTATATCGACACCGGGGCTGTATTCTGCGGCCGCCTGACCTTGGTGCAGATCCAGGGTGGTGAGCATGCGTAAACCAGCACGTCGTAAATGCGCCCACTGCCGCGAATGGTTCCATCCTGCCCGGGAAGGGCAGGTGGTATGCAGTTTTGAATGCGCCAGCGCGATCGGCAAAAAACAGACAGCAAAAGCCCGGGAAGCGGCGAAAGCCAGGGCGGTGAAGCGCCTGCGCGAATCCGAGAAAGAGGGGAGCCAGCGTCGCCGCGCTAAGCGTGAGTCATTCAAGACAAAGGCCCAATGGGATAAAGAGGCTCAGTCAGCCTTTAACCGGTACATTCGCATTCGTGATGAAGGTAAGCCCTGCGCCAGTTGCGGCAATCCACTCGTCGGGAAGAGCAACTACCTGACCGGCAGCGCCATTGATGCCAGCCATTACCGTTCCCGCGGCGCGGCGTCGCACCTGAAGTTCAACGTATTCAATGTCCACTCCGCCTGTACCCGCTGCAACCGGCAGTTGAGCGGGAACGCGGTTGAGTACCGCATTCACCTGATTGAACGTATTGGCCTGGACCGCGTAGAGCGCCTTGAGGCTGATAACGAGCCGCGCCGGTTCGATATTCCCTACCTGCAGCGCATCAAATCCATATTCACCCGCAGAGCTCGCGCGCTGGAGAAGCGCCGAGCACGCCATCAGGAGGCCGCATGAAGATCACCTATAGCGACGAAGGGGCTTACGCCCGCATCTGGCTGACCGGTCCATTTTGGCAGCTGGCTAAGGCCAGGCGTATTGCGGATGCGGGTCTGGACGAGTCCCCGGTCAATACCTGGGAGTCTCGCGGCATCACCTTCCAGATCACCCTGTACGGGAAAAGCGCATATGTGCTCAGGGCGTATAAGGCCATGGCGAGGGCATCCAAATGAGCCGTGACGTTATCGAACGCATCCGCGACCGCTGGATAAAGCTTCGCCTTTTACGCAGCAGCGGCACCGTACTGGTTGACTACCGCATCCTCAAGAATTTCGTTCGCATCTATCAGACCCTGGGAGAGAAAGCATGATTAACACTCAATACCTCCAGTATGTTCGCCAGCAGCTGATAGTGGCCACCGCCGATCTGAGCGGCGCGACGAAAGGGCAACTGGTAGCCTTTGCTGAGAATGCTCAATTCGCGGCGACGGCGCGCAGCCGGGGAAGGAAGAAAGTAGCCGATCCGGTCACCGGGCGCATGGTAAACCCATCAAACCCGCCAATCCCCGGACAGCAGTCCCGCGCGAAAGGTTCCGCAATCGCCCTCGTTATGCCCGTTGAGTACTCGACAGCCAGCTGGCGCCGCGCGCTGCTGTCGCTGGAAGAGCATCAGAAAGCGTGGCTGCTCTGGAACTACAGCGACAATATCCGCTGGGAGAACCAGGAGACGATCACCCGGTGGGCATGGGAGCAATTCAAAGAAAAGCTGGCCGGTGTGCGCATTGCAAAGAAAACAGTCGATCGCCTGCGTCAGCTTATCTGGCTGGCGGCGCAGGATGTGAAAGCCGAGCTGGCAGGCCGGGAGACTTATGAATACCAAAAGCTTGCTTCTGTGGTCGGCGTGACCCCGAAGAACTGGTCAGAAACGTTTACGGAGCGGTGGGAGGAGATGAAAAGGACCTTGCTGAGCCTTGATAGCGATTCTCTTTTGCAGGTTACGCGATCACGTTCACAACAAAAGGCGACAAATTTAGACTCAAGTCTTGCAAAACTGGATTAAATGAGTCATATTTGAGTCACCTTTGATATGCTGCCTTAACTTTAAGTGGCGGCATGAAGATGATAGTCGCACACCAGTTTGCAAAGTTAGCCTCGGCATCCGCCGGGGCTTTTTTATGTCCGCAATCCGGTCAGGGCTCTTGAGTGAATGCGTGCCGCACTACACGCTGAAGCTCATACGCGAGAGCTCTGAACCAGATTGCTGATTTAGCTCAGCAGGTAGAGCGCCTGCCTTGTAAGCAGGATGCCGGCGGTTCGATTCCGTCAATCAGCACCACATAATGGCCTGACCTGATGACGGGCTCATAATCCAATCCATCAGGGGCGCTGCTGCAACAGCGTCGCAGGCCGCCAGACCCAGCCAGGGTATTTTCGGTCATCACCGACATTGCTATTACCCTCATGCTTATTGCCCGCCTTTTTGCGGGCTTTTTTATTATCAGGTCCCGCAGGAATCATCATCGACATGCTTCGTTGTTAAATCCATCCTGACGGGCCTGACCCCTTTTAAAACACACAGCTTCCCGATCTTTCATCGGAGGCGGTAACTATGGCTAAACGTATGCAAGACAAAGAGAGCATTGCCGGGATGTCCTGGCTGGTTCTGCTGATCATTGCTTGCTGGGGTGGACTTGTCCGCTACCTGATAGAT